TTGCAACAGAATAAGGGGGACTGTTCAGCATCCCTTTAGCTTCAACCGCTTCTCTACTCAACAAAATATTCATATGCTTCTATATAGGTCTTCATAGCTGCCTATCTTCAGATGTGTAGGCTAGTGATGAAAGAGTATATAGCTAAACAACAACAAAGTAAACAAAAGAAGAAAAACTAACAATCAGCTATAGTTGATGTCTTCACAGTCGAAATTGCGTTAGAGGCTTTATAGACTTCATAGACTGTGTTTAGCGTTTGATGATTGTCTATAATTGTCTGTCATCACAGAGCAACATCAATTCATATCAACAACATCATCTATGCTCACTGCATTGCTATGTTGTCTATATAGCCCCTACCCCCTACACCCCATAGTTTTACTCCGATTGAAAATGTTGTCAAGCGATATATTTGCATTTGTTGTTTTGTTGCAACATAGTTGTTGTAAAGACAACACTGTTGTAGATGGTACAACACTTTCACAGTCGATTTTCTGTAGCGCCATAGCCTGTGTTGTCAGAAACGCTTTAATGGTCCTGTAGGGGGTTGTTGTAGGAGCAAGGTAGGGTGGTACTGACCCTGTGACGTTAATCGATTGTAGGCATGCTACAGGCCGTGGGTGGGCTACATAGAATACGGATAGAGCGTTTTAGACGGTGGTGGTTAACAGGTTGAAAAAGACCCTTCCGTGGGCTTGGCGGTATACAAATAGCGCCCCACCCCCTACTGGCCCACGCCCGTGCCGCACAGGGCTGCGCTGCGCTGGCGTGAATGCATAGGTATGCGCTGCTGCGCTGGTGAAGAACACGCGACATATACGTTTCACCAGCCTGTAAAAATCTTCAATGAATTCAAAGACTTACACGCATATGAGAAACTGATTCAAAAACAGTTGCCTGATTTAATTGGGGACAGATTAGTGCCTGTTTTTTAAGCAAATGAGAGACTATCGAATGGCGGTATACGATAGCGATTAACTATCAACCATACCCCCATCCAACGAAGTCCTGCATCACCTACGCATACAACGACAACCGACAAAGCCCCTACAATCGACAGGGTCTAATAGCCCCACAGTTGACAGGGCTTTTGCAAGGTCGCTACAATTGAAAGCATCGACGGCATCGGGTCGTCGTCTTACCGAAGGTAAACAATGCAAACTACTGAAATCATCATCGCCTTGCAAAACGCAAAACTCTTCGAAGCAGCGAAGCTGCAATGTGGCAACGTTGACAATTTGTCGATGCTTGTTGCTGTAGCAACAGGAAAGGTGGCGGCATACAATGAATTGTATGATCTGTACCGTGAATTGATGGCCTAACATTTCCGAAGGAAAACATCATGCAAAACATCATTCTTCGCAGCGTCACCAAAGGTGACTATGTCAAACGGAAAGCAGACAGCAAAGCTGTTTACATCAAGGGCGACTACGACAGGACGACGAAGTCGTTTGAGTTGAAGGATGTCGAAGACATAAACCGCTGTGTTTACGTCAAGGCAGACAAAATCGTCGTTATCGGCTTCACTTACTGAAAGTAAACATCATGTTCATCATCATTTCCCTCACATCACTCGCCATTGCTTCCTACATGATGCAAAACGAAATTGCTTTGCAACTGAAGAAAACCTTCGGTTTTATGACAATCGGTCAAGGCTTCAAAAAGCGTCATTACACATTCACCTACAGCGAAGCTGCACAATGGGCAGCATGCTATGATGCAGCGACTGTGTATAAGCGTGGCAACTTCGTTGCAGCAAAGCGTTTCAAATGACCCCACACTTGACAGGGGCTTTTGAAGGTCTGTATAATTGAAAGCATCGACGGCAATCCCGCCGTCACTTACCGAAGGTAAACACCATGAAAAACGTACTCTCGATTTCCGCTGATGCAAAAACAGTCAAGGGCGAAACCCTTGGGTTTCTGACAGGTATTCTCTACCTTGCACCAGCCACAACAACCAAGTGGAACACTTGTTCAATGGCAAAAATTGCACAATGCGACAAAGCTTGTCTCTACAGTGCTGGTCGTGGAGCTTTTAGCTCTGTACAGCAAGCCCGTATTGCAAAAACTGTGCGCTTCTTCGAAGAGCGTGATAGTTTTATGGCTGACGTTGTTTTCTCGATCAAGTCGTTGATTCGCAAAGCCAGCAAAGCTGGATTGAAACCTTTGGTTCGCTTGAATGGTACATCTGACATTCGTTGGGAAACCGTAGGTTTGACAGTTGACGGTGTTGCTTATGCCAACATCTTCGATGTTTTCCCTGACGTTCAATTCTACGACTACACAAAAGACGCAAACCGCAAGGCTTTGCCTTTGAACTATGATGTGACTTTTTCCTACAGTGGCGTTGAAGGCTTTAAGCCTTTTGTCAACAAGGCGATGGACAAGGGAATGCGTATGGCTGTAGTGTTCCGTAGCGAAGCTACCATCCCTGCATCATTCAAGGGTATCCCGGTTGTGTCAGGTGACAAGTCTGACGTTCGTCACCTTGATGCACAGGGTGTCGTGGTCGGTTTGTATGCCAAAGGCAAAGCCAAGAGCGATGCTACAGGCTTTGTAGTGTGAGACAACGCTTCCCCTTCGGGGGAGGCTTTGCAAAGTCCCTACAGCAAGCAAGGTTGAATAGCCTTGCATTTGACAGGGGTTTTGCAAAGTCTGCATAATTGAAAGCATCGATGCATCGGCATCATTACAGCAACTGTGTTGCTTTTGTTCTTTAAAAACCTAGTGTGGCGTCAGTATGGCGTCAACATGTAAAGCAAAGCATGTTGACACCTGAAATAGGCCAGCGTGATTGTAAGCACGTAACGTCTTACACTGCTCATAGCACATGAGGATGAAAATGTGCATAGGGACTACATCATGGCATCGGGGTCGGTGCTATATGATGTGGCTTTCATAAGCCTTGTGGCACAGGGTCACAGGGTTTATATCAAGCCTTCCTGAAAGGAAACAAAACATGCAGTGGAATCTTGAAAATCTCAATGTCACTGCTGTCTATCTTGACAGCATTCCAGTTGCTGGCATGGTGACATTGTCCCGTGTCAGATATGGTGGTGAAGTATCACATCACATCACTCTCACATCACCCATCACTGTGTATGGCACAGTGCGTGACAGCGTTATCGTTGATCACAAACACATTCAAACTATTTCTTCTTCCTGAAAGGAAACAAAATGTATACAACACGACGATCTGGTTTTGACCGTGAAGATGCCCGTCTGCATTATGCTCAGTTGCAAAGCCGCAAAGCAAAGCTTCAACATCACCTCTTCGCTCTTCAGGAAGCAAGAACTGAGGCGTACAACATGGGTGAATGGGACAGGGTTGACCGTATCCAGTTGGCTATCGATGACACATCCGATGAACTGAAAAAGCTTTCCTGAAAGGAAACACACATGAAAGTATTCGTCTATTTCAATCTGCATCGCAAATGCTTCAGCATCAAGGCACTGGAAGGCCCGAAGAAGGGCCGTGTCATTGCCCATCGTGACGATGTGTTGCTCTTCGATGGCACATTCAAGGTGTCCGAAGCTGGTCGTCAGCGTGTCCTTCGTGAACGTAAAAAGAATGTGCATGCTGGTGTTGTCGGTCATTGGGATGAGACAGGCACTGACCTGATAAGCATTGACCGTGTCACCACCATTGGTAGGCCCGTCACCTACAACCCATACAAATACAACACCTTTGTATACTTGTACGGTGAGCATCCTGTCGGTGGTTGTCGTCTTGTGGCACTGACTGTCAACGAAAACAAACGATCTCACATCAACGTCTGGAATTGACAGCGCTTTGTAATGCTATTGTATCAGTAGCATTACTGACTCACTGTCGAGTCGTCCTGAAAGGAAACATCATGCGTTTAATCACCAAGAAAAACGGCATCGAAATATGGGCACAGTTTGACCAGTCTGCACAGGTCTATGAGTTGTTCTTCGACAACGAAGGGCAGACATACACTGGATGGGCTGTTGATTCCATCAAAGATGCACTGGCTGCATCGACTTACATCATCCAAGAACAACTGTCCTGAAAGGAAACATTATGGGCCTCGATATGTATGCATTCACAGTGGATGCGAAAGATGTTGGTGACGCTGTCACTGATGTGGCACTGGGTGACAATGCTGTAGAGCTATTCTACTGGCGTAAGTTCAATGCTTTGCATGGTTGGATGGAAAACTTGTATCGCCTCAAAAAAGGCTTGCGAGTAAGCTTCAATTGCACTACAGTGAGATTGACCAGCGAAGACCTTGACCGACTAGAGATGGACACAGGTAATAACAAGCTTGTACCCATCAATGGGTTCTTCTTCGGTGAGCAAACGATATATCCCGAAGACCTCGAAAGCGTTGCAACATTCGTTGCTAAAGCAAGAGAGGCACTGGCTGAGGGCAAGGCTGTGTATTACGACTCATGGTGGTGATCGCCTTCGGCTCACGTAGCTAACGCTACAGCACCCCGTAACAGCCTTCACTGAGGGTTGTTACTGATGCGCTGTTGCATCGACACTTCCGTAGGAAAACACATGAAAATCGCAGACTTCATCGCCCAAAGCAAGGGCAAGTTCATCACCATCAACTTCATTAAGAAAGATGGCACTGTCCGTAAACTGAATGGTCGCATTGGTGTTACCAAGTATCTCAAGAACGGCACAGCCACTGTCGATCTTGACAAATACCTGATCGTCTATGACACCCTCAATGCTGGCTATCGTAGCGTCAACAAAGACACCATCGTGTCGGTGACATGTGAAGGCTTGACCATCAACAACAACGCAATGGTGACAGCATGAAAACATACGCTGTAACAATTGTACGATCTAGCTATGTTGACATCACAGTTGATGCCAACAACAAAGATGAAGCCGAAGCACTGGCTTGGTCACAACAAGACCGTATGCAGTATGAGTGGAACCCCTCTGATGAATGGGAGACACTCAGAGTTGATGAAATTAAAACACTCGGTGAGCTTGAAGCTGAAAGCACCGATGGTTTCCGCAACCCTGAAAGAGATTGACATGAGCAAAACATTCACCATCACCGTCTATTCAGACCCCGGTCATGCATGGGGCAAGGTCAAGCGTGATGTGCTGGTCAACCTCGGCATTGCCGACAAGATTAGCCGCTACAGCTACCAGCGTGGCGACTATGCCTACCTTGAAGAAGACTGTGACCTGACCACGCTGTGCATGGCACTGAACGAACGAGATACCCGTGTCAAGTTTGTTGAGAAGCGCAGCGAACGTGACAGCAAAATCAGGTCTTACGAAAGGTATGAATATGGCTTCTAATGTGTGGCCGTTTCCGGCATTTCCTAACCCACTCGACACAGGCCGGAAACAACCTGTGTTTAACCCCAACAACCATGAGGATGCACCTTTGTGAGCGTAGCGAAACACATCCCCATCGCTGTATTCTGTGGCGCTTTGTTGCTCTCGACAGCATCATGTGAGCATCAACCAGTACCCACCGTGGCACAGGCTAATGAGTTCTGTTGCATGCTGAAGAACATCTACCACGAAGCACGAGGGGAGGGTGTTGAAGGTATGCAAGCTGTGGCACTGGTCACATTGAACAGGGCTAAGCAGCAAGGCAAGACAGTCTGCGAAGTTGTATACCAACGTAAGCAATTCTCTTGGGCAAACACTGCGAAGGGTCGTAACAAACCCCTCACAGGCAACATAGATGTTGCATACAACGTGGCGTCAGCCGCAATGAGCGACAAGCTCATTGATATCACCTTTGGTGCCACCCACTACCACACTAAGCAGGTCAAACCTGTGTGGCGTAAGGCACTGGACAAGGTTGTTGTTATAAACAATCACATTTTTTATAAAGGAAAAACCCAATGACTATTCGTGACGATGACACCCCTGAGAAGGCAACACGTAGCCGAGGCCGTCCCTCATTCGCTGAGAAGGCAGAGCCTACCCTGCGTGACACCTTCTCGCTGGAGGTGATGAAGGGTGTGCTTGCCTCTGGTGTGACAGTGGAAGACCCGCTTGCACTGAGTAGGTATTGCTACAAGATTGCTGATGCACTGGTGAAGGTCAGAGATGAATAGTACTAACATAGCCTACACTGTAGGTAGGCTGCATGGGTTACGTAACATGCCTGCCTATCCACTCTTCCCCGAAGGTACTTGGGAAGCTATGCAATACAGACAAGGCTACATCGATGGTGCTGTGGCTCTGGAAGATGACATACTTAAGGAAAAGACATGGACAACGAAACAGTGACAATATCCAAGAAAGAATACGAAGACTTACTCGACTCACAACTTTGGCTCGATTGTTTGGAGTCAGCGGGTGTAGATAATTGGGGTGGGTATGACGAGGCTATCAAAGAATATCGAGGTGCTAAAGATGCTGAGTGAAATTGACATTCAAGACTTCGACGTGCTGCCAGTGCGTGAGTTGTACAAGGTGAAGCCACGTAGCTACATCAAGCTGCCGTGGATGGACGGTACAGGCATTGACGAGGTGGTGTTCTTTGACCACATCGATGGTATGTACAGCTACTGTGTGAACATGAACAACGAAGTGATACATCTGCAAGCATGGGCAGAGGTTGCACCGCTTGTGAAGAAAGCAAAGCCCGACTAATTTGTAGGGTTTTCTGGATGGTTTATTTGACAAGCCATCTGGAAAGCCTTTACACTGAAGGCCCAACTCGGCAATCATGCCACAACCTAGCAAGGAAACACATCATGGCAAATCACGTCATCTTCTCCCGCAACATCGACAACTCTGCTCTGACACTTGAGCAGATTCAACACCGTGCTCCTGCTGCGTTCAGCACCACCAAGTCTGAGCGTTTGAGTGACCGTTATGTATCGCTCAATACCAGTGATGTGCTGCCCATCATGGCAGACTATGGCTACCTTCCAACACAGGCTGCACAAAAGCGTAGCCGTAAGGCCAGCACCGAGCATGCTGCCCACATGTTGGCATTCAGTCGTACCACTGACATCGTTGAAGCTGGTGACATTCGTCCCGAGATCATCTTGTACAACTCTCACGATGGCACAGGCTCAGTGAAGCTGTTTGCTGGTGCATTCCGTTTCATCTGTAGCAATGGCATCGTGGCAGGTGATGGCTTTCAATCCCGCATCTACCACAGCAAAGCATTGACAGGCTTTGAAGAGATGTTGCGTAACACAGTGGCTACATTGCCTGATCTGATGGGCCGCATTGACAGGATGCGTGGTGTGTCGTTGTCTGTTGGTCAAGTACATGACATGGCAATTGCTGGTGTTGCTACCCGTTGGGACGACTACACAGGTCAACCCCGTGGTGCTTACGCTGTGTCACAGACAGTCAAGGATGTGATGAATGTTCGCCGTTATGGTGACGAAGGCTACGATGCATGGACTGTGTTCAACCGCATTCAGGAAGGTGTGATTCGTGGCAATGCGATGATTCGCTCCATCACTGAGACACATCCCGAAGGTGTGATGCGTAAGGCTCGACCAGTCAACTCCATCAAGGAAGCTGTGCGTATCAACACAGAACTGTGGAATATTGCTGACGAATTCGTTACTGCGTAACGTCAATGGCCTTAACCGCTATGGGGATGCCACTGCGTGGCAGCAATCGGTGACAGCATGGAGAGACATGCAACAACACAACAACATAGGAAATGTTAATGAATCAAAACAACGCTATCGGTATGTTCATGGGTCTGTTCATCGGTGATGCACTCGGTGCGCCATTGGAATTCACTGAGCCTAACACTGGCTCCCCACTCAAGGACATGGTCGGTGGTGGTGTTCATGAGACAGCACCGGGAGAGTGGACAGACGATGGTGCTATGGCAATGGCTATTGCTGATGCCTACCTCAGCTACAAACGCTTTGCTCCCGGCATCATTGCACAGAACTTCAAACAGTGGAGAAACAATGGAACTTTCGGTACTCGATCTTATTGTTTTGATATTGGAACTACTACTGCTGAAGCGCTGAGTGCATCGTCCAACAAGCGTCCCTATGGTGGCTCTTGTGCCCTCATGACAGACGGTAACGGTGCGATCATGCGACTGGCTCCACACATACTGTTCAACCACAACAACAAGACGATGGCGATTGCTGAGTCTGTTGCTGGTGGCTTGCTCACTCACGGTACAGGTAAGTGTGTTGCCTATAGTGCTGCACTGGCTGAAGAGTTGTTCGATGGGTCTGCACCAAACAAAACCCTGTACGACAAAGGCATCAAGGAAGAGAGTGGCACAGTGATGGGCTGCTATGCATCGGCATGGCAGTCTGTTGCAGCTACATCGTCCTTTGAAGACGCTCTCATCCACGCTGTCAACAAAGGTGGTGACGCTGATACTGTTGGTGCTGTGACAGGTATGATTGCTGGTCGCATCTATGGCTACGATGCCATCCCTCAACGATGGATTGATGCACTGGTTGACCACGACAAGTTGTTGGCGACAGCAACTATGCTTTACAACATGGGTGATGTATGACAAAAGGAACAACGTGACAATCAGACTAACCAAAGACGGCACAGCCGTTGTAGACACCGAATACTATTGGCAACCCATTGCAACATGCCCAAGGTCTGCGAAGGTGCAGCTATTGAGTGTGCATGGTGTTGCTGTGTACGGGGAGTATCATGGCAAGGAAAAGTTCTGGACACATTGGGCACCGCTACCTAAGAAACCTAAAGAGGAAACAACATGAGAGACACGATAGACATGGCCCGTGAGTCATGGATTGACGTTTACGGGCTTGGGCATGACAGAGCAAAGTTTATTGAGGCACTTAAGCATTTTGAAGCCCTTGTCCGTGCTGATGAGCGTGAGGCGTGTGCTGGATTGTGCGAAGACCACTTCTTATCTGACGGCGACTGGTGCGCCAACGCCATCCGAGCAAGGGGAAACACATGAACCTAGCCCGTTACATGCAACGTGTTGACAACGATGGTGTCGCCTACTACCGATACAACCCACCGTCTGACGCTGTCGAAGCCAACATTGTCAAGCGCATCAAGATAGGAACCAACCTTGTTGAAGCCATCAACTATTGCAACGAACAGAATGAATTGCTTGACGAGTGGAGGCAGCATCACCGCTACCTCAAGAACTTGACAGACAAGTCAACCGTCAACGATCTAACCAAGAGCTATATCAACAGTCTTGAACATAGCAGACTTGGTATAAAGACACGAGCAGACTATGCCTACTACCTCAAGCAATGGTATCAAGACCGCACAGCAGGGCAGGTGTTATTGCACACAAGGCTTGGTAGTTTGACGACACCAATGTGTCAACAAATCTATGACGCTCACGCCAGCAACAGCATCAGCTTATCCAACCATTCACTGGCTGTGTATCGTCTGTTGTTTAGCTATGCTATCCGCAATGGATTCTGCACCTTCAATCCGTTCACCAATGTCAAGCGTCAGACAGACCGACCACGCCGCACAGTGTGGACGAAGGAACACATCAAAGCTTTCATGGCTACAGCGTTCAGCAAGTATGAATGGCGAAGCATTGGCCTCATTGTGTACACAGCCTACTGTGCAGCGCAACGTCTTGGTGACATGCGTATGCTGACATGGGATAGCTATGACATCAACACAGGAGTGTTGTCGTTGGAGCAGAGCAAGCGTAGAGCTAGGGTGGCGATACCACTGCCGAAGGACTTGCAAGAGATGCTAAAGCAACAACACCTTGACCTATCATGGCAACCCTATATAATGCCAGCTTCAACGAAGAATACACCCAAGCCCTACAGCTTGCAGCAGTTGAGCAAGGTGGGTAAGGTGGTGATGCAAGAGGCTGGATTGCCTGATGAGTTGCAGCTAATGGACCTGCGTAGGACCGCCATCACAGAGATGGTTGAAGTTGGTGTAGCTCTCACAAACGTCATGGCCCTGTCGGGTCATGCGACAGTGCATAGCCTTACGCCGTATGTCAAACACACATTGAAGAGTGCTACTGTGGCACAGGAACTGAGGGGTATGGTATGACAATCGAACACATCATTGTCGGTGCTACTGGCGTAGGCTATGCCATCGTTGGTGTGCTGCAATGGAGCAAGGGTGAACTAAGTAACGGCATGATCTGGACAGGTTATGCCTTCGCACAAATTGGACTATGGATGAACATTAAATGAACACATACAACTTGCCAATTGATTGGGACGCTATGCAGAAAATCACTGCTGCTGTACTCATCGAAGACCTAGACAGCCTACACAACGACTGGAACACAGTGTATGGGCGTGACAGAGGTATGGTGTTTTCTCTTGAACGTGAGGAAGACCTTGCCGAAATATCAAAGCACATTCAAGCTTTCAAACTACTCATCAAATACTACGGAGGAACTGTAACATGACAACAGCAAAACTTATCTGGACAACACCTGACGCTGACAAACACATCGGCTATTGCGCCCGTGTCAGCAACCCCGGCAACCAAGACAACCCCAACGTGGCAGGGCTGCTCAATTATTGTGCAAAGAACAACCATTGGTCTGTGTTTGAAATGGCTAGTGCATGCATCGAAGTGTCCACCACCCGCGACATTGCACGACAACTATTGCGACACAGAAGCTTCAGCTTTCAAGAGTTTAGCCAGCGCTATGCTGATGCTACACAGCTTGGTGAGTTTGCTATTCGTGAATGCCGCTTGCAAGACAACAAGAATCGTCAGAACTCTTTACAGACAGACGACTTTGACCTGACAGTTTGGTGGGCAGCAGCACAGGCTAGGATGATTGGTGAAGCTGAGTATTTGTATGGTGAAGCATTGAAGCGTGGTATTGCAAAAGAGCAAGCTCGTGCTCTGTTGCCTGAAGGGTTGACACCGTCTAAGCTGTACGTCACTGGCACTATGCGTAGCTGGATTACGTTCTTGCAAGCACGACTTGATGTAGCCACACAGAAGGAACATCGACTGGTGGCACAGGATGTGTTGGTTGTGTTGCGTGATGTTGCACCTGTGACGGTTGGTGCTTTCTTTCCTTTGGAGAATGTATGACCTGCAACTGCCATCCCCTGTCACCATTCCTGTGGCAGCAACATCCCCGACCTTCCATCTTCGCTGACGATCCCTTGTTCAAGGCAAAGAACTCAGGCAAGACCGCATCACAGATCAGCACAGAGGTGGTCAAGCGTAAGCGTGATGAAGGCGTTGAAGTTGGCACAATCTATGGCCTCAACAGAGAACGTGACGAAGCTTTGCTGCATGCTAAGCGCTTCCATGTTTTCAGTAAGGCTGTAGCTAAATGAGCTTTATCAAAACCCATGTTGCCTGTCCTGCTTGTGGCAGCAGTGATGGTGCATCAATCAACGCAGACGGTAGCACCTATTGCTTTGTCTGTTCAACACTCACCCCCGGTACAGAAGGAATAACAGTGATCGAACCCATTACACCAGCAGTGTCTGACACAAGCTTCATCAAAGCATTCAACACAGGTGTGCCAGTGTCTGTGTCAGAAAGACGCATCACCAAAACAACGATGGAGAAATATGGCACTGTCCGTGACAACGGCAAATACTACTTCCCTTATTACGACAAAGACTCTGTGTTGGTAGCAGCAAAGGTCCGACCCGTAGACCGCAAAGACTTCAGCGCTGTTGGCAACTGGAAAGCTGCAACGCTGTTTGGTCAGAACCTCTATCCATCTGGTGGTAAATATCTAACCATCACTGAAGGTGAGTTCGATGCGATGGCTGCATTCCAAATGACAGGATCGAAGTGGCCTGTGGTGTCCATCAGGAATGGTGCAGCTTCAGCAGTCAAGGACTGTAAGGCACAGTATGAATACATCAACAGCTTTGAAAATATTGTCATATGCTTTGATGGTGATGATGTTGGACGGAAGGCAGCGAGAGATGTTGCTGAAATATTTGGTGCGAAATGTAAGCTCTTCAAACCAGACACCAACTACAAGGATGCGTGTGACTGGCTTGCTGATTCAAAAGAGTCTCAGTTTGTCAGTCGGTGGTGGGCCAGTGAACCGTTCACACCTGACGGTTTAATCAATGGTAATTCTTTGTGGGATATGGTGTCCGAACCAGTTGCCAAAGCTGATTGTCTTTACCCTTGGACGGGTCTTAATACTCTTGCTGGTGGTATCCGTAAAGGTGAACTCGTAACCATCACAGCAGGTAGTGGACTAGGTAAGAGTCAGATTCTCAGAGAGATAATGTTTCATGTGCTGAACAACACAGAGGACAATATAGGTTTAATGTTCATGGAAGAGTCCGTCAAACGAACAGCGTTGTCCATGATGAGTCTTGCTGTTGATGCGCCTCTGCACCTTCCTGAAACAGTTATCACTGATGAAGAACGACGACTGTCTTTTGACAAGACAATGGGTACTGATCGACTTTATTTCTTCCAGCATTTCGGATCAAGTTCAATTGAGAACATTGTCAATCGTGTCAAGTACATGGCTAAAGGATTGGGTTGTAAGTATGTAGCACTAGATCACTTGTCCATCATTGTTTCATCACAGGAAAACGGAGATGAAAGAAAAGCAATTGATGCTGTGATGACTGCCTTGAGAACGCTTGTTCAAGAAACAAACATCTGTCTCTTTGTTATCTCACACTTACGTAGACCTACAGGTACAGGTCACGAGGATGGTGCATCGACTAGCTTGTCTCAGCTTCGTGGTAGTGGAGCCATCGCACAACTCAGCGACATCGTGATTGGTGCTGAACGCAATGGTCAAGCCGATGACCCCCGTGAACGTAACACTACGCAACTAAGGGTGCTCAAGAACAGGTGGAGTGGTGACACCGGACCTGCGTGTAAGTTAATTTACAACAAAGAATCAGGAAGGATGTACGAAACATTTGACGATCCTAACGAAGACGTACTGTAACGATAGTGTTGAGTGCTGAGTTATATTATGGTATAACTTTGGCACTCAACAAAGGAGTTACCATGACAAAGAGAGATCGTGCAGAGTACTACAAACAGTACTATCAGAAAAATAAAGATAGTATTAAACCAAAGCAACAGGAGATGGGGAAGATATGGAGAGCCAAGAATAAAGAAGAGTTAAGTGAAAAAGGTAAGAAGTATTACGCAGAAAACAAAGACCGTATCTTGGAGAGAACAGGTAAGAACAGCTATGAGAAGTATCATCAAGACCCATCAGCAGCTATACAGAAGCAGCAGGAGTGGAAAAGGAACAACATCGAAAGGTATCTTGTTCAAAGCGCCAGAGCACGGGCTAAGAAGCAAGGAGTTCCTTTTGAGATAACCCATACCGACATAGTAGTTCCACTGAGATGTCCTTACCTAGATATAGAACTGTCTCCTTTTTCGGGCTGGTCTACTCCATCATTGGATAAGATTGTTCCAGAACTTGGATACGTTAAGGGTAACGTTCAGGTCATATCAACACTAGCAAACACCATGAAAAATCAAGCATCCATTGAACAGTTATTGACATTTGCCCACTCCATAATTAGACTACACGAATCTCAGACCGAAGTGGAACAGGACGTGCTATGAACGAAGTCGAACAATTCTGGAACGCCATAGTTAAGAAGTGGCCTACACCACAACCTAGCTACCACCAGCTAGACCCAATGGAGCAGATGATGCTGGTGCAATCGATCAACATCATCCTTCAAATCTTGAACAACCGCGAAAGGAACTGACATGAAAGCAATCATCGGTCCCTATCCAGACGATGACACAAAGCGTGTTGAAACCATCCTCCTTGATCCCTACGACACATGGAACATGGACCACACCTTAGCCCTCATCATTGTGCCAATGCTCAAGCAGTTGAAGGCTACGAAGCATGGTGCTCCATTTGTTGATGACGAGTATGTGCCAGAACATCTTCGCTCTACAGCAGCAGCACCTAAAGAGAATGAGTGGGACACTGACACCAACCATTTCAAACGATGGGACTATGTACTTGATGAAATGATTTGGGCAATGGAACAGATCGCTAACGACAATGACGAAGACCTGTTCTATGACATGTCCGAGGTAAATGAAGAAGCTAACATTATGGAGCAGGTTGAACAGATCAAGTGTGACATTGAAGGTCTTCATAAACATCACGAACGTATCGCCAACGGTACTAAGCTGTTTGGTATTTTCTTTCAAAGCCTTTGGGACTAACTATGAAAACCTACGCAGAACTTGAACGTGAAGCTTACATGGCTGGCAACATAGAGTTGGCTAAGCTTTATGCTTTGCTTGATGACGCTGAGCAAGAGTTGCTTAGCCGTGAATATGGAGGCACATGATGAGTGACGGTGGTAAAGGATACACACAACGACCACGCTCCATTGCTGATGAAGAGTGGAGCAGTCGATGGGATGCCATCTTCGGTAGGGATAAGCCGGAACAACCAGAGGAACAACCCAATGATAAAGTGGCTGAACAAGACGCTGATAGAAAGTGATCATCTATGTGCTTGCTTCACTGAGAAAGAGTATTACAAGACATTGAAGTCTTTGAATATACCCATTGCAGATTGGGACAGGTGGTTGATGCAAGATGCCTTAGCCACCACCCACTACTTCACCACTCCGAAGGGCAGCAGAGTTACCATCGTTTGTATTCCTGTTAAACCTGAAGCAGATGGTATTGATGTTGCAACATTGTTGGTACATGAAGCTGTTCATGTGGTGCAGGAATACTTCAGGTACATTGGTGAAGACAATCCCGGCAGTGAGATTGAGGCATACGCTATACAGAACACCAGCGCTCATCTGTTGAATGCATATCGTGATAGACTATTCCCGAAACCAAAGAAGGAAAAGAAAGATGGATTACATATGGGACATAGAAACGTACAAGACAGCGTTCACGTTCTCAGCGATCAGCGCTGATGAGTCGCATGCTGTAGCGTTTGAATGTTCACAACGAAAGAACGAAGCTGACAAGCTGTTCAGTTTCCTTGACGAACTCAAGCGCAAGAAGCACAGGATGGTGGGCTACAACAACATAGGCTTTGACTACCCTGTGTTGCATGACCTGTTGTCGGTGCGTGACAAAGCCCTCACCGTATCTGGTAAGGCTGTGGCTACACGAGTGTACAAGAAGGCGCAGTCCATCATTGCATCTGACGACAGGTTCGGTCACATCATTCGTGATAACCAATGTCATGTGCAGCAGATTGACCTGTACAAAATTATGCACTTCGACAACCCTGCAAGAGCTACATCGTTGAAGGCGCTTGAATTCAACATGAAAGCTGACAGTATTGTTGACCTGCCATATGACCCGCACAGTGACTTGACGGATGATGAAGTTGAAGTGTTGCTTACATACAACATGCACGATGTGAAGATGACGTTGCAGTTCTACAAAGAATGCTTGTCACAGATCAACTTCCGTGAAGAGTTGTCTGTGAAATACAACCGCAACTTCCTCAACCACAACGACACCAAGATTGGTAAAGACTATTTCATCATGCGTCTTGAAGAAGACATGCCGGGTAGTTGCTATCGCATTGGTAAGAAGGGTGAGCGTCATCTGAATCAGACTAAACGTGATGTCATCCACATCAAAGATTGCCTGTTCAACTACTACGACTTCCAGCGTCCTGAGTTTCAGCTTGTGTTGCAATGGTTTGCTGCACAGTCTTTGACAGAAACAAAGGGTGCGTTGTCTGATATTGAAGAGAGCGACCTCGGTGACTTAGCCGCCTACGCTGAGATGGTGACGAAGCGTCAGAAGTGGTTCAACAAACCAAGCGATGATGTTGTTGCTGGCTTCAAAGCTTTGCACCCAATGGGTTGGGTGTCAGAGGAAGAGTTGAAGGCTAAGAAGAAGGGTGAGAAACAATACAGCTATTGGAAGAACTGGAAAGTTGCTACCAACTTGAACGTTGTCATCGGTGGCTTTCGTTTCGACTTCGGTACTGGTGGCATTCACGGGTCCATTGAGAGCACCATCGTTAGTGACAGTGACACTCATATGATTATTGATGCTGACGTTGCATCAATGTATCCCAACATTGCCATTGCCAATCGTGTCTACCCTGAGCACTTGTCTGAGAAGTTCTGTGACATCTATCAAGACGTTTACAACCAGCGTAAGAGCTACCCCAAAGGCAGTGCTGAGAACGCCATGCTGAAGCTTGCATTGAACGGTGTATACGGTGATAGCAACAACAAGTACAGCCCCTTCTATGACCCTCAGTACACGATGTCAATCACCATCAATGGTCAGCTTAGTCTGTGCCTGTTGGCTGAGAAGCTGATGGACATTGAAGGCTTGTCCATTGTGCAGGTCAACACTGACGGTATCACTGTGAAGCTGTCTCGTAGCAAGCGTGACCAATACGACAGAGTCTGTGACGCATGGCAGAAGCAAGTTGGTTTGCAGCTTGAGTATGCTGAGTATTCAAAGATGATTATTCGTGACGTGAATAACTACATTGCTGTGTACACAAACGGTAAGGTCAAGCGTAAGGGCGCTTATCAGTATGAAGACTTAGGCTGGCATCAAGATCAGGGTGGACTTGTGATACCGAAAGCTGCTGAAGCCGCTATGCTTCAAGGCATTCCACTTGACGTATATATCAAGGGTCATAAGAACAAGTATGACTTCATGCTCAGGGCTAAGGTGCCACGTAGCAGCAAACTTGTGATGGTGATGGATGATGGAACTGAGGTGGTTCAACAGAACACATGCCGCTACTACGCATGCAATGCTGGTGGTGAATTGATCAAGGTGATGCCACCATTGAAGGACGAGGCTGAGCCTAGACGTATATCGATTGGTGAAGGCTACGGTATGTGGACATGTAATGATGTCAACGACTTCACATGGAAAGATGTTGACTATCAATATTACATTGACGCTGCTGAAAAGCTGGTGATACAATGACACTACTGTCCGGCACTCTTCAAGAGATTGAGAGCAAAACGTAAGGCTGATCTAAGCACTACTCTGTACCTTCGCCGTTACTAGAAGGAAGTGATCACTACAGGTTCGGACTTCTCGGGGTGACAAGCCCCACCTATAAAAAGCAGGAAGCTGACCCCTGTTAAATTGGTCAGCAACAAACCAAAGGAAACTCAAATGAGTGATAAAGTGAAACTGAAGTGCGACATTTATTGGGCACAACTCAATCGTAAGAACGAAATGTCTGATGCATATCAGGTAAATCTGTGCAATCTTTCTGACAAGGCTGTCGCTGCGTTGGAAGACATGGGCATCTCTGTTCAGGAGAACGCTGAGAAGAAGCCTGAGATGGGTAAGTATATTACCTGCAAGTCTCAGAAGCCAATCAAAGCTTTCGATACTGACGGTGTTGACATCGTTGAAGACATTGGAAACGGTAGCAAAGCTGTGTGTATGATCAGTGCTTATAGCTGGACGTACAAGAACAAGAAAGGCGTTAGTCCTTCACTGGCTAAGTTGGTTGTCACTGACTTGGTTGTATACGAAGGTGCTAATAGTGTATCTGCTGAAGATGAGGACGTACTGTAATGCAAATCAAACTAGACCTCCACCTCGAAACTGTCAATGCTTGCCTCACAGCATTGGGTAAACTGCCTTACGAGTTTGCTGCACAGCACATCAATGTCATTCAGCAACAAGCTGGTCCTCAGTTTGAAGCGGCACAGGCTGCTACCAAAGCTGAAGCACAAGAGCCTGCTGGTCTGAGTGACTGATGAAGGCATTGCTCGATAGCGATATATTCGCTTACAGAGCATCAGCAGCATGTGAGGATGAAGATGTTGATCAAGCTTGTCGATCCGTTGACAGCCTCATCATCAACACCCTCATGTGCGGTGTAGACAGATGTGGTTATGTAGATCGGTGGCAACTCTACCTCACAGGTAAGAACAACTTCAGATACAACATAGCCGTGACAGCGCCTTACAAAGGCAACAGAGTGGACAAGGTTAAGCCTAAGCATTTAGCAGCGGTGAGACAACACTTGGTTGACCATTGGGGCGCTGTTGTCTGTGATGGTATTGAAGCAGACGATGCCATTGCTACAGATGCTACATCCCTTGGTGACGAGGGTGTCATTGTTTCCTTGGACAAAGACTTAGATCAGGTGGAGGGATGGCATTACAACTTCATCAAGAGGGATGCCTACTACATCACACCTGAAGAAGCTGTACACAAACTGTACATGCAAATCTTGACAGGGGATAATGCAGACAACATCATTGGCTTGAAAGGTATTGGACCAGTGAAAGCTGAGAAGATATTGGAAGGTGCTGTTGATGAATGTGAAATGTATCAACGATGTGTTGAAGCCTATGACGGTGTTGAAGAGCGTGTCATAGAGAATGCACATCTTCTTTTTCTACGTAGACATGAAGGTCAAATATGGAAGCCACCAACGCAAACAAATTGAAACCGAATGATGTAGCTATTGTGCTGCGTCCTCACTACAAAAAAGGTGAGAAGTGGGATGGAAATTTCCAAGTGATGATTAGTGGTGTTGGCCCTGTCACTATGGACGAAGAAGACTTCGCTAGTCTTGTTCATATCGGCATGATTATTGCCGCCACTGTTCCATTGATTGATGAAGACCCTGCGCTGGCTGATCGTTTTCTTGAGAAGGTGAAGGCCATCTACAACCAATCTGCTATTGACGAACTTGAGGATGTCAAGGATGCAGAGTTTGTGTTGTCTAAGTATACGAAGACGATTGGGGGTGTGCAGTGACTGATAAGAATTGTGAGAATTGTTTTTACGGAGACTATTCTGCTGATGATGATCCTTGCAATAGTTGCTGTGCAGACTCAATGAATGGTAAAGACATGTACTCCAAATGGGTAGCCATTGATGTATTCAAGAACATTGACAACCACGGTGAAGCTATGGTGAAACGACAACACAGTCCACAAGTTCATGAAGAAGATATTGTGACTGGACATATCAAAGTTGAAGGTGTCAAGTACGACAACGACAAACCTCAATGGTCTTTGCTGCCCTTCAAAGCTTTGAAAGAAGTTGTTGATGTGTTGACCTATGGCGCGAAGAAGTATGCACCAGACAACTGGAAGAAGGTGCCAAATGCTAAGCAGCGTTACATCGATGCAGGTTTTCGTCACTTCACTGCCTATGCTGCTGGTGAAAAGCTAGACCCCGAAACTGGTAAGAGTCATCTTGCTCACGCTATGTGTTGCCTGCTATACTTGCTGGCCTTTGAAATAGGAGAAGATCGTGGCTAAGATTACACTCACCTTTGTTGCCGAAGTAGACAACTCAGAACTTGACAGCATCTACACACACGAAGACTTGCTTGTTGAAGACTTGAAAGAACATGTGACGTATGCACTGTCTCGACTGAACATTGAAGACGTATGTTTCAGGAATGTAGATGTGGAAGGACTAACATGAAGCTAACAGTTACAACAGCAGAGAACGGGTTTGTTGTTGACGTTGAGGAGCCTGAAGACAGTCATTACTACTTCGTTGCTCTTGATGTTGCTGATGTATGTGGCATCATTGAGAATCTATTGGTTGATACCAAAGATCAACTCGACATGACCAACATAGCTTTTGAAGCGGTTCACAGTGACCGTTAAAGAACGCAATGGTGGTGAATGGACAGAGGCACGATTCAGAAGTTTCGTGACCTCTGCCTTACGTGCAGCGTCAAGGCGTTGGCCTCCTAAGTACAAGGCTTTGAAGGAAGCTTTCGTGGGTAGGAAGGTGAATGCTAAGACGGGTAAGCAGGCAATGCATTACCAGTGCGCTGAGTGCTCTAAACATTTCGTAGCAACAGACGTTCAAGTTGATCACATCCATCCTGTTGTAGACCCTAAGAAGGGCTTCACTACATGGGACAACTTCATTGAACGTATGTTCTGTGAGATAAAGAATCTTCAGGTGCTATGTAAGCCTTGCCATAAAATCAAAACTGATCAAGAGAAACTTGAAAGGAAAAAGAAAGTATGAGCTTCCTAAAATATCAACACCTTGAACGCTACGGTAACACCGAAGTGGAAGGCATTGAAGTGGGTACATGCTATGTCTTCCCTAAGCTGGACGGTACTAACGGTAGTGTCTGGTATGAGGACGGCACACTGCGATGCGGTAGTCGCAACCGTGAGCTTGCACCAAACAACGACAATGCTGGTTTCATGAACGCCATGATGGACAATGTGTCCGTGTTAACGTATGTAATGGCGAACAACGAACATATACTGTACGGTGAATGGCTTGTGCCGCATACACTGAAGACCTACAACGACGATGCATGGCGCAAGTTCTATGTGTTCGATGTGTTTGATCGCAAGAAAGAACGACTGCTTAGCTATGACGAATACTCTGAGGGCTTGGTTGCTGCTGGTATCAACGTCATTGCCCCTATTGCCATCATCAAGAACGGTAGCATCGACCACTTTACTGAGTGTCTTAGCAAGGCACACTACTTGGTGAAGGATGGTGAAGGTAGTGGTGAAGGTGTTGTCATCAAGAACTACGACTACAAGAACAAGTATGGTCGTCAGACTTGGGCTAAGATTGTCACCAACGAATTCAAAGCCAAGCATCACATTGCAATGGGTGCGCCTGTTGTTGGTTGTGAAATCGTTGAAGAGAAGATTGCTGCTAAGTATGTGACGCAAGCTTTGGTTGACAAGGTGGAAGCAAAGATTGTCAACGAGATGGGTGGATGGTCATCGAAATATATCCCTCGACTGATCAACACTGTGTGGTACGATGTAGTCACTGAAGAGACTTGGAACTTTGTCAAAGAGTTTAAGAATCCGAAGGTGGACTTCAAGGTGTTGTCGCATTACGTGACAGCGAAGATTAAAGAACTGAAAAAGGAACTGTTCTAATGATTACTGAAGAAAAAGACCCGTGGAAAAAACGAAGTGCAGGTATGACTTGTTCAACATGTATCTGGTTTGTACCAAAGTTTGGAGATGCCCCAGTCAAACCGGAAAATCATAAGATTGTCGGGCGATGCCGCCGCCACGCCCCCACTATGGGTGGCTATCCTGTGGTTTATATGAACGATTGGTGTGGGGATCACCGCATTGACGAGAATAAAGTATGAAAATCGAACTTGAAAACTACAGAGAAAACGAAGACGGTTCTGCCGACTTCAATGTCAGCATGGACGAAGCAGCTAAAGAGTTTCTGCTACGCTATGCTCTTATCGCTTGCATCACCGATGCTATCGAAGCTGGTAAAGCAGCTACACCAACAACAGAGGAAACAGAATGAACATCGATAGTTATCAACGGTCAGCAATGACCTTCCGTTTGCCTACAGCAGATCGTGAATATGCACTACTCAACCTAGCTGCTGAAGCTGGTGAAGTGTTGGGCAAGGCTGCTAAGCTGCGCCGAGATGGGGGCGATGTTGAACAATACAACACAGCCATCAAGAAAGAACTTGGTGATGTGATGTGGCAGGCTGCTGCTGTTGCTCAAGACCACGGCTTTACATTGTCCGAAGTTTGTATACACAATCTGCAAAAACTGTGGGGTAGAAAAGACAATGGTACACTACAAGGTAGCGGCGACCTTCGCTGAGTGATATAACTCCATCCCTTTTCCACACCCAAGGAGCTTCGGCTCCTTTCTTTTCCACTAAACCAAGGCAGTATAGAATGAAATATAAAGTTGACATCGACCTATCACGAGACAATCTTTTCGATGAACTAGGTAAGCAACGACTCAAAGAAAGCTACATGAAAGATGACGAAGTATCTCCGCAAGAACGATTCGCATTCGTATCAGCATCGTTTGCAAGCAACCAAGAACATGCTCAGCGACTCTATGAATACTCTAGTAAGCACTGGCTCAGCTATTCTACTCCTGTCCTATCTTTTGGTCGTTCTAAGCGCGGGTTGCCTATTAGCTGTTTTCTTAATTTTATGGATGATAGTGCAGAAGGTTTGGTCGATAATCTTTCAGAGACAAACTGGTTATCGATGATGGGTGGTGGTGTTGGTGTTCACGTTGGTATTCGCAACAGCGATGACAAGTCCACAGGTGTCATGCCTCACTTAAAAATCTATGACGCTAGTTCATTGGCCTACCGTCAAGGACGTACACGCCGTGGTAGCTATGCTGCCTACCTCGATATTCACCACCCCGATATCATCCAGTTCTTGGAGATGCGTAAGCCCACTGGTGATCAGAACGTGCGTACACTGAACCTGCACCACGGCATCAACATCACCGATGAGTTCATGAACATCATTGAACGATGCATGAAAGATGACAACGCTGACGATAGCTTCAATCTGATCAACCCTTCCAATGGTGAAGTTGTTGAAACAATATCTGCTAAGTATTTGTGGCAGAAGATTCTTGAGTTGCGTATGCAGACGGGTGAACCCTACCTCATCTACATTGACACAGCTAACAAAGCTTTGCCGTCTTGGTTGAAAGACAAAGGGTTAAAGATTAACGGTAGCAATCTCTGCACTGAAATCTTCTTACCAACAAACGAGAACCGCACAGCAGTGTGCTGCTTGTCTTCACTGAACTTGGAATACTATGACGAATGGAAAAGCAACAAACAGTTTATCCTTGATGTTATGGAGATGCTTGATAATGTACTTCAATACTTTATTGACAATGCTCCAGACTCTATCGCCCGTGCTCGTTCTAGTGCGATGATGGAGCGAAGTATCGGTATTGGCACACTAGGCTTTCATGCTTTCTTGCAGAAGAAAGGTGTTGCCATTGATGGTGTATTGGCTAAGAGTTACAACAATGAAATCTTCAAACACATTTATAACCAGTGCGTTATTAGCGATGCAATCTTGGTTACGTCACGAGGTGAATGCCCTGACGCGCATCTCAGCGGTATTCGTCGTCGCTTCAGTCATTGGACTGCTATTGCACCTAACGCCAGCAGCAGCCTAATCATGGGCAACACCAGCCCCTCTGTTGAACCATACCGCGCTAACGTATTCCGTCAAGACACATTGTCTGGTGCGTTCGTGTACAAGAATCGTTTCCTCAAAGCTGAGCTTGAGAAGCTTGGTATGGACGATGACGACACATGGGCATCTATCATCAGCAACGATGGGTCTATTCAGCATCTGGATGTGTCTGAGAAACTGAAGGAAGTGTACAAGACAGCAATGGAGATTGATCAGCGCTGGTTGATTGAGCTTGCAGCAGATCGTCAGAAGTACATTGATCAGGGACAATCGATCAACCTGTTCTTCCCCGCTAATGTGTCTGTGAAGTATCTGCATAGCGTTCACTTCCTTGCTTGGAAGAGTGGACTCAAGAGCCTGTACTATCTGCGTAGTGAGAAGGTGCGTAAGGCTGACAAGGTTGGTGCTCAGATTAAGCGTCAACGCATTGAAGATGAAATTGATTTGAAACAAATTGCAGATGGTGACACCTGCTTAGCTTGCGAAGGATGAACATGACACGACAATACAAAATGAATACGGAAACTACAGCGTTCCGTCCCTTCACCTACCCTTGGGCATATGACGCTTGGCTGCAACATGAACAGAGTCATTGGTTGCACAGCGAAGTGCCAATGTCTGAGGACGTTAAAGACTACAAGAAACTCAACAAAGATGAACAAGAGTTTCTGACAAAGATATTGCGCTTCTTTGTACAAGGTGACTTGGATATTGGTAGCGGCTATCACGACCATTACATCCCTGCGTTTCGTAACCACGAAATCAAAATGATGTTGAGTGGTTTTGCTGCCCGTGAAGCGTTGCATGTTGCGGCCTATGCTCATTTGATTGAAACACTTGGTCTGCCTGAGTCAACCTACAACGAGTTCTTACAATACAAAGAGATGCTGGACAAGCATGAGTATGTGCAGCGCATTGAAGGTGCTCCAATGGCTGAGAAGATTGCCACCATCTCCGCATTCGGTGAGGGCATGCAACTATTCTCTAGCTTTGTAATGTTGCTCAACTTCGCACGTAACGGCAAACTGAAGGGGTTGGGTCAGATCATTAGCTGGTCCATCACCGACGAGACAATGCATGCCGAAGGAATGATAAAGGTATACAGAGAATATGTTAAACATCACCAAGACGAAACGACACCTGAGCAGATTAAGAAGATTGCTCAAGAGATGGTGGATATTGAAGACAAGTTCATTGATCTTGCTTTCGGTATGTTGGAAGTTGAGAAGCTTACCAAAGAAGAAGTGAAGCAATACATTCGCTACATTGCTGATCGTCGCCTCATCTCGATGGGCATGAAGGGTATCTACAAGATTAAGAAGAATCCTTTGCCTTGGGTTGATGGCATGCTCGGTACATCACACACCAACTTCTTTGAGCAGAAAGTGACAGACTATAGCAAGGGTGCTCAGACTGGTACATGGGATGATGTGTGGGGTAGGGCAGCATGAGAAACTTCACTGTCAGCTACAGCAGCCAATGCAACGTCTTCAAAGGTGTGTTGCATGTTAAAGCAAACACCATCTCTGAAGCACAGGACAAGTTCTTTGAATGGCTGCGAGAACAACCCACATATCCACATCTTTGGCAACTCACTTTCGAGTTCACAGAGATCGGAACTAGTCTATAATGTCCCCTAAGAAGCCCCATGTCGGGGCTTCTTCACAACCAAAGGAAGTATTGATGGTTACTAAACGAAAAGCAGCACCAGCACAGGTCCACGAATCACCAGCACCAGCTACTAAAAACAATAGCTTGCGTGTACGACTCGATGACATGGCAACGATCCAGCCCAAGACAGCAAAGCAGAAGGAATTCTTCGATGCCTATAACGCTGGTGACTACTTCATGTGTTTGCATGGTGTTGCTGGTACAGGTAAGACTTACATTGCTCTGTACAAAGCGCTTGAAGAAGTGATGGACAAGACTAGCCCGTATAAGAAGGTCGTCATTGTTCGTAGCTCTGTGCAAAGTCGTGACATGGGTTTCTTACCCGGTGACGCTAACGAGAAGATGGAGACATTCATCCAGCCCTATCGTCAAATCTGTGCTGACCTGTTCAACCGCAAGGATGCATGGGATAGATTGTCTGAACAGGGCTACATCGAATTCATTTCGACCAGCTTCATTCGTGGCACCACCTTCACCAACTCCATCTTGTTGGCTGATGAAATTCAGAACATGGGATTTGAAGAACTCGACACCATCGTCACTCGTGTCGGTCACACATCGAAGATCATCTACTGCGGTGACATCCGACAGACTGACTTGAAGAAGAAGGACGACAAGACAGGCTTACCAAAGTTCTTGGACATTGTGCAGGACATGAGAGAGTTCAGCAGGTTTGAGTTTGGTATGGATGATATTGTCCGAAGCAGCTTGGTGAAGAACTACATCATTGCTAAAACACTTTATGAGGATCGTCAATAATGTTAGTCATTAACTTGCGACAAGGCATCGGCTTTGACATTGAATACAACGAAGACATCTGTCACATCGTTGACACTGGTGAAACACATGACACACTGCATGCCTTCAACGGCATCATCTTGTTGTTACCCTTCATCAAAATCTATCTCGGTGATTTCGATCAAATTGGTGAACTAATCCCGAGCAAGAAAGATGATTGAGGTAGTCATCACAGGCGACATGCTTGTCACTGCCCGAGACAAAGCGGCAGAGATGGGCAGGCTGCGTAACAGCATCATCAGTGGGGCAGGCAACTTAGCTGGCTTCATAGGTGAGGCTATTGCTCAGCAGGTTATGGAAGGTGTACTCGCTAACACCTACGACTATGACCTCATCTTGTGTAACGGTAAGACAGTGGATGTGAAAACTAAACAGACTTCTGTTAAGCCGTTAGAAACCTATGAGTGTTCTATTGCTGCTTTAAATACAACCCAAGAGTGTGACTACTATGCTTTCGTTCGTGTGAAGAATGACTTCAGCATTGGTTGGTTCTTGGGTGTGTACGAAAAACAACAGTACATGCTTGACGCAAAGTATCTGACTAAGGGTACAATTGATAGTGACAATGGCTATGTAGTTAAGAGCGATTGTTACAACCTTCCTATCCACCAACTAAAGGAGCATACCCATGCAACCCGCTAATAAAGCCACCATCATCTTCACCGATAACAATGACGGTGGTCTTGAGATGCAAATCTTGTTTGACCCTGAACCAGTCAACAAAGAATCCAACGCACACATCGCTGCTGTGTTGGCCTACCAATACATCACAGAGAAAGCAAGCGAAGATGAATCAGCCTGATCAACCTATCAAGCGCACCTCTGTCACCACGACAGACATGCAGCAGAAAACTAAGAAGGTGGAGTACTTTGTTGTGCCTGACACGACAACAACACTCTGCTTCATGCACCTGCACTGTGGCTTTCTTATCATTGGTAAGAGTGCCTGTGTAGACCCCGCTAAGTTCAACACAGCCCTTGGTGAAAAGTATTCCTATGAGGATGCCATCAACAAGATGTGGGAACTAGAGGGCTATCTGTTGTCCAACGAACTATATGGAGATGGTTATGCAACAATTTAAACGACCACAACATTTACTGAGCATTCAATTCGGTAAAGGCTTTTATGCCTTTAGTCGTGGATGGCTTGGTAATAGCTACGACCCTGACAGTTTAGCTGGTAAGGAATGGCAACGTGGATGGGACGCTGCCTACTTTGACAACCTTGCTAAATTAAAATGACATCATTCAATCGACTTCATAACATGAGGAATCCCAATCAAGGGACAGCAAAGAAGGTGTTGTGCGTATGCTCAGCAGGCTTGTTGCGTAGCCCTACATTGGCTTGGATTCTTTCTAACGAACCCTTCAACTACAATACCAGAGCAGTTGGTACATCCAACGAGTATGCTTTGATTGCACTTGACGAAGTTCAACTTCAATGGGCTGATGCTGTAGTATTTGTTGATGATGGTAATTACCGTGTTGCATGTTACGATCACGAAGAACTCATCGTCAACATGGAACATCATGTGTTGGAGATTCCTGACATTTATCAGTTCCGTCATCCCAAGCTTGTAGAGGCTGCAACAAAGCAGTTGAAAGAAGCGTTTAAGGTGTAAACAAAAAGGGGAGCCTATGTAGCTCCCCTTTTTTATTGTCGGTACTTATCACCGACGACTTGCTAGACCACCCTTTGCCAGCTTTGGTACAAACTTTCTCACCTCATCCAATGGCTTAGTTCGTTTAGCTTCATCAGTGGCTTTAGAAATTGCAGGCTCAGTCTGCTGAAACTTCTTCAGTTTGTCTGTAAGTTCATACAGGTTCTGTGCTTTCTGCTTGGCCCCGCCAGCATCTAAGATGTCAGCAACCTCACGCATCTGTCGTTGAATACCTGAATAGTCTGCAAAGTTGTTAATTGCAGCTTGGTATTGCTGACCAAGACCGGACTTTGTAGACGTTGCTGTAGCCATATCCAGATAGCTGTTCATCAAATCTTTGATACCAGTGTATGACATGTATGCAAGCTTCATCTTTTCTTTAGGGTCTGGAGTGGTACGAGCAAGCTTCATATACTCAGCCACAACTTCTTCTTCACCCTTCATCGTTGCCCTACTCAGACCTTTACCACCAGTCTCCAGCACCCGAGCAACATCCTTCTCACCACTACGCAACTTAGCATCTCTACCTTTGACACGAAGCTTCTCAGCTTCCAACATCATGTCTTCTGTTTCTAAGAAACCAGCACGAGGTAGACCAATCGGACGAACAACACCGGGTGCGCCAGTGACAGCGCGAAGGATTGTGTTCATGTCTTTCCTGTCATACTTCTCAGGAGCCATGTTGATTTTGTTGAACACATAATCAGCGTATGGAATCTCGGTGACAACATAGTTCTGTGGTTTTGTTCCACCAAACGGTGTACCTCTAAATCCAAGATTTAAGTCTTTAGTGAACGAAGGAGCACCCACCATCATTTCAGAATGGAAGAACTCATCACGCTTAGATGGGTCCGTAAAGCCTGACTTCTTCAACGTGTCCACGTCTTCAGTAACACCTTGACCGTGGAACAACTTAACAGGTGGCACATCCTTATACTTCTCACGCAGTGTTTCAAGACGTTTCTGATATTGACCAGCCATCTTCATAACATCGGCAAGCATAGAGGGGTCTTTAGGATTGAGTTCAACACCACGAGAATATCGATAGTCACCCAACACCACACCCAACACATCGTCATCTATTGACGAAAACTTATCGTTGTTACGGAGCTTAAAAAAGCTGTCTTCGCGTGTCTCTTTGATGGCAGCAACAGCTTTGTTACGCGCAACAACACTGACATTACCAGTGATGCTATTAACATCACCAGACAAATACTTAGGATCAACACCGTATTCATCAGCAACCGGTTCAGCCTTTCTAACCACAGCCTTACCACCAACACTGACAGGATTACCGTCCATGTCATATTCAACTTCATCCACCAAAGACTCAGCAGACTCATCAGCCTTCTTAGCAAATGGCTGTGGTGGCATCTCAGAGAACTTCAACCCTTTAGCCTGACCAGTGAAGCTATGTAGAGTGTTGGCATAGTCTTCAGGGTTAGCTACCTTCCAACTCTTCAACTGAGCAGGTGTGTACAGGTCAAGCATCGCCTCTTCACCCATGATGTAGTCTTCGTCAGCAAAGGCTTTAGAAGGCGCAGGAGCCTCTATCGCCTGTGCTGGTGGGGTAGGCATGGCTTGTTCTGTTGGTGCTGCTGTAGGGGCTGTGATAGCCTTTGGTGCAGCTTTAGCAGAAGGTGTGATAGCCTTTGGTGCAGCTTTAGCAGAAGGTGTGATAGCCTTTGGTGCAGCTTTGGTTGGTGCAGGCTTCTTAGTCAGCATGTTTGCCATCTGATCCATCACAGGTGACGGAGCTTCGACAGGTGCGCCAGCATCTTTCCTAACTTGTTGCAACAAATTCATTGTTTCATCAAGCAATGTAGACTTACCAGTCTTCTTCAATGCTTCTTTGGCAACAACACCACCAGCAGCAAAACCGGGTTTGTCATCCTGTACAGCCAATGGTGCTCTCTGTACAGTTTTAGCCAACTGCAAAGCAATACCAAACTTACGGAAGTCTGTGTCCTCAGTTAAACTTCTACCAAGTTGTTGTTTATACAAATCAGTTGTAGCCTTACGAACCTTTGGAGGCAAAGCTTCAAACTTCTTCTGTTCAATTGGAGGAACTTGTTCACGACTATAGTAGTCCTGAATAGATTCCAGTGTTGCAATGTTCTTGGCTTGTGTCTGAAGTTGTGAAAGTCGATTCTTCAACTCACCAAACTGACCTTCTCTTGAAGCGTTCTTATATTCATCGCTGCGAAGATAGGGCAACAACATAGCTTCAATGTTTTCTGCCATGAATTTACGAGCTTGAGAGTCAACAGTTTTATCACCAGTGGTTCTGAAGACAGACTGGTAAGGAATATTAAGACGTTCAATCTCAGTTTCGATTTCATTCTTTGGAGGAACCAAAGCCAAACCTGTCATCTGCTTGAATGGACCTGTGTCGCGTGGTGCAGCCTTTTCTCGTGTTGCTGGTTGGTACTCAGGCAACGCTTGCTTCAAGATGGGAATACCCTTCTGAATAGAGCGACCAATAATCTCACCAGCACCAAGCTTTTCACCGGGCTGAGTGACAAAGATGTCACGCTGCATTGCCTCGTCCCTGTCGAATGCGCTGATCAAATCACTGAATTGATTCAATGGGACAGTGGCGCGACCAAGCCATGCACCGATAAACTCAGCACCAGACTTGCTCATCTTATTCAAAGCAGCTTCATCGGATTCATCGCCTGTGAAGTTGGCAGAAATAGACGATGCGGCTTCACGAGCCACATCAACCATCTGACCTTGTGTACCTACAGCTTTGAAACCAGTCAGTGCTTCAACCAAGTCTTTGGTCTTGAAGTCTTCAGGATTACCGTTGATTGTTTTGTAATAGAAGTCTGCAAGCGCAAGAGGAACGTTCAAGGGAAACAAAAACTTAGCGTCAACGGTTGTGCCGTCATCGCTCTTCATAATGTTCCAAGGAGTGTCTTGGTTTTCTTCACGATATTTGTACGCAGCAATGAGTGTTGCAGCACCTGTGGCTTGCTGTGCAATACGAGTTGAACCCTGCATCAACAAAGCCTGCCCTGCCTCGTCACCATTACGAAGCATGCTGACACCTCTAATCATGTCTGCTGCACCCATACCTGCGGTAAGGCCGGGGTTGTAATGTTTCCATGTCCACTTAGTGGCGTTGACAAGGAATCGTGCAAAAGGAAATACCACAGTGCTTACAGGTCGAGCAGCTTCAACGCCTTTAACAAACGCCAGTCCCAATCCTTCTGTGGGTGTCTTGCTGAATGTGAATTCAAGAGCATCGTCAACACCTTTACGCAAGATGTCGATGGGGATATTCTTACCCTGCGCCATTGTGTCCAGCATATCCAAACCAACTTGTCGCATGTGATAGTCAATCGACGAAGCAAACACAGCACGACGAATGTAGTTGTCCATCAACACAGCAGGTGTATTCAAGATACGCACAGGAGCAATCAAGTCAGTCTGCTTCATCTCTTCAGCAGTCGCCAACATCTTGCTCATCAGCATTGGGTTGTTCTTCAGAGCTTCTTCAGTGATGTCCTTAGACAATTCTTGTTGACCGAGATAGAACCATGTATCGACTGTGTCATCGATAGCGCCATGTATACCGCGACCAATGTCACCCTTAACAGGACTACCACGCATTTCACCAGCAAGCTTACGACCAGTGTTGAACAGCAAAGATTCAAGACCTTCTTCAACAGCACCGTATGTAGAGTTGACACCAACACCAAATGCGTTACGCATCACCGTAGCCATGTTGGTTGTCATGGCTGTAATCATGTTGCGGTCAGCACGATCAATGTAACCTTTCAATGTTGCCAGTGCGCCAGTTGAGGGGTCTGGTTTACCCAACAAAGCGTCAACAGCTTTGGCTGATTCAGGGTCAACCTCTCGCATCTTATTGATCATGCGGCTGATGACAGACTTGCTTTGCAGAGTACGAGCAGCGTCACTGGTAGATACACCATACATTGCAGAAAACTTCTCAAGAGCGTCAGTGTCTAAGCCACCAGCTTCAAGACGTGTCAGGAAGTTTGGTAGGTCTGTGCCTGCATCCTCAAGCGATTGAGTAATGACGTTGTCAGGAAGACTGTCAAAGCTTTGCAGAGTACGTTGAACTGCTTCAAAGGTTTGCTCACCCGGTTTAGGTGACATGTCAGGAATCTGTTTCCAGATAGAAGCAGCAATCAAATCAGCTTGTTTGTCTAACGAGTTCTTCACCTGCATCTGTGCGATGGCAGTGGGAGCGCCTTGTTCATCAAGCAAGTCACCACCATCATAAATGTTAGTGGTTGTTACAGCTACGTTGTCTGCGTCCTTGTCACCAGTTAAAGTGTCAGGTTTCTTAGCGATGTCGAGTTGCTTCTTACGAGCATCAAGAATCTCATTGAGAGTGAAGTCATTACCTTTGAGAAACTTGGTAGAGCCTTTAGCAGCCAGTGCTAATGGTCCCACTTCAACAGCCAAACTCAGAGGCGCAGTGATTGCACCAGTCAATGCAGCTTCACCAATATCAATACCTTCAGCAACTTGCTTTTCAATCTGTTCAATCTGTGGCAGCACTTGTTGTTGTTGCTCTTCAGACAACTGAGGTAACAAAGTCCTCATCTCTTTAGCAGCAGCATCAGCAACAGACAACTCACGCTTCTGTCCATACACGTTGGACAAGACGTTGGTGGAGGTTTCTGTAGCCAGTGGAGCGCCAACACCGACAGCGCCTGTCTTAGACAACACAGCCTTCTTCAATCCTTCCTGTGTTGCTTTACGCATCAAAGGACCAGTGACAACTTTACCAACACCGAGACTAGCCACCGTTGACGGAGCGCTAACAACACCAGCCATGTAGTCTGACACAGCCCTTAATGGGTTCTGACCACCCTTACTCAAGAAGCCAGCAGTCTTATCAAACAAAGCATAAGCTTCACCAGCCTTCAACACATCTGCTGGTTTGGAATTGTTGATCCAGTCTTGCTCAGTGAAGTAGTTGATTTCGTTGGTGTTGATGAATCGCATGTGACGAGCGAAACGATCAACATAAGCTGACGCAGATTCACCCGGTTTAGGTTGACCAGTCTTACCGAAACGCAATGAAGCGTAGTCCTGAATCTTCTTCAAGTTCTCGGGATTGGTGTACAGTTGTTCAAACGGAATAGTTTCTGTCTTAGCAGCAGTCTTATCTGCTTCACGCTTTGTTTGCTGACGAGCCAGTGCAGCCTGAGAAGCCTCAAGAACATTGAAGCCTTGAGGCTGTGCAGGAGCAGGTGTTGGCGCAGCCTGTACAGTTGGTGCTTCCTGTTGAATAGGTTGTGAAGGTGGAATGGTCTGTGTGGGTTTAGGCAGCTTCTTCAAAGCCTCTGCCATTTGTTCCTTTGACATTCCGTCAGGAAACTCAACAGGACCAACACCAATAATGTCAACGATCTGAGCCATTAATTATTCCCAAGAATTTGTATTAGGGTTCCATTTGAGTGCAGGCTTAGCGGCAACGGGTGGTGCAGCAGGCTTAGCAACAGGTGCGGTCCCACCACGAGGTGTTGCAATCGGAGCAGGTGCAGCAGCGGGTGTTGGTGTTGGTGTACCACCTCTACCAACTATTTCAGGCACAACAGGTTTAATTGCTTTACCAGCGTCATCGAACCTGATGCCAGCAGACATCATAGCGTTCTTATGCATCTCGGAGCGAGGCGTTCCATCAGGCTTTGTCATCTCTTTAATGATGGCGTTAGCAGCAATGGCATCACCTCTGCGGAACAAATCACCTTGTGACAAGTCACGCAATGTCATTGTCACATTACCCTGTGCATCGGTGTTAGTGATGAGTTGACCCGGTGGAAGCTGTTGTTCAATTGTTGTGGCCCTTGTGCGAGTTGCAACCTGAATCAAGTTGGACTGTGAAATCTTATCAGCATCTGTCTTACCTTCAGAACCCGGTGCTTTCATCAAAGCTTGACGTTGACGCAACAAAGTTGTTGCTGTTGCAGCACCTTGCTTATCGCCAGCGGCTTGCTTCTGTTGAATCTCTGTAACCAAGTCAGATTGAATCTGTGATTCTGTTTTCTTTTCAACCTTACCAATTTCCTCAATGGTGTTGATACGGGCAAGTCTTTCGCTGGCAACGTTAACAGCTTTCGGGTCATTAGATTCTTTAGCATTTAGTAATTCAACTTGTGCTTGATCTTTAAGTTCTTTGAATCCTTTAGGTTCTTGCAACACACCCATGTCAAACGTAGCGCTACCAGTTGGTCGTGCAATTTTCTCGCTAGAGCGCAATTGCTCCAATGTCATACCCATACCACGGGCATACTTCTCCATATCCGTTTCCATCCGTTTCTTACCGATACCACGGAACAATGCACCAATAGGACTACCAGTAGCTTCAGCGGGTTCAAGAGAAGCCTTAACCTTCTCTACGATTTCGGGCAAGATTGCGGCACGTTCAGCACCAAGCGCCTTAGATTCATTTCCCTTGATGACACGAATGTAGTTGTTTAAATCAACAGACGAAGGATTCTTTGTTTTCTTAATAGCTTCAAGCGCTACAGGATTGGCAAGCAACTCATTGACCTGTTCAGGTGTAGCGTTCTTCCACATTGTTTCAATGTATTGCTTCTCAACATTCATTTTGTTTGTAAGCTCACGATTGGCTTCAGCGTTTTCTTCATAACGCTTATACAAACCATTGAAGCTGGCTTTCGCCATCTGCTTAGCATCTTCTTCGGCCTGTTCAGCGCTGGTGACAAACTGTTTAGCAGCACCGCCAAAAAACGACAATAAACTCATTACATCACCTCTTTATTCTTACGCGCCATCAACCCTTTAGGCTGTGCCTCTTCCATCACAGGCTCAGCAGACTCAACAGGTTCTGACACTTTCTTGGCAAACTCACGCAACACTCGTGGATGTACTGTTGTACCCTTCACCAAGTCTTCAGTGAACTTCACAGTCTTGATGTTGTTGAAGTCAGCAATAGATTGCAACACTTCAATGATGACAGGCATAACCAAAATGCCAGCATCCAATGTGTGTCTACCTTTATGAACACCAGTGAGCATGAATGTCTCAGCAATGGTAGCCAAAGGAATCTCAGACTCCAACGCATCTAATATGTCATTAGCAGCTTCAGCTTGCCCAAGTGCATTGATGTAACTCTTAGCAACAGAAGAAACATCTACAACTTTAGGTGCGTTCATCCAAGGACGACCCTTCGATGGAGCCGTCCAAGAGATGCCGGGTGGTGCGATGGAAATTACATCACCAACTTTGCTTTCATTTTCGAGCATTTAAAATTTCCTCTTTAGCTTCACGAATACCTTGAACAATATCGGCAATAGTCTGAAGTTGATCACGCTCTTTAGCAGCAGCGCCACCTTCACCAGTCGGTGACAACAAACCTTTACGAGACTTTTTAGGTTTGCTTTGTCGTTGACGTGAAGCAATGATAGCTTCGATTTTGTCGTAATAGGTTTTGATGTGTTGTTGCATATTAGTTCTCGTCGTCGTCAAACAAACCTACCAATGCACCCCAGACGTTGTCATTCTCCAGAAGCTTCAGTGCAGCAGCACCGAGATTACCAGAAGCATTAGCAGAGGCTGTGGTCTTAGCGGCTTCAACACTAGAATTAGAAGTCAAAGTGGCTTTAGCAATTTCCGTCACCCTGTCCTTCTCACTCTCACCAGTCTTCCAAGACATCTCTAACAAGTCTCGATAGGTCTGTGATACCTGAGCATAATTAGCAGCGGAAAGGTCTGTATAGTTTTTAGCATTAACAGCATTAGCTGCGTTGATGGCAGCAGTGTTAGCAGTAGAAACATCAGCCAAGATTTTAGCATTGGCAACGTTAATCTGCGTAGTCATGTTAGCGTTAAACTCTTGACGTTGATTAGCCGCCTGAGCATTGAACTTGGCAATCTCGTTACCCGCTGCCATGTTAGCGACAGAGATTTTGTTAGCTTCAGTGGCATTAAACTGATTAGCCGTAAGAGCCAGTGTAGCATTAACCTTTTCAACATCAATTGCATTTGTTGCATTTGTCAGCGAAGCAGCATTAGCAGCAGCAGCATCGGACAAAATGGATTGTGAAATTTGTTGACTCTTCACTACAGCCATTTGTTGCTGGTTGTCCAAGTTCTTCAAATCTGTAGCCAAGAAAGCCTGAGCATTCAACACAGCAGCCTGTTGACGATTGTTCAGATTGGTCATGTCCATCGAAGCAATGGTAGCTGCGTTGGCAATAGTTGTTTGCTGAGCAGCACTCAAGTTCGCAATACCAATGTCCTTCATCAACTGTGAGTTATTCAGTGCGGCAGTTTGTGCAGCAGTGAATGTGGTGTTGAGGTTGTCCGAAATACGTGCAGCATTCAAGACAGCAGCTTGTTGCTTATTGTCCAATATCTTACCCTGACGAGCAGCTTCAATCTGAGCATTAGCCAAAGCCGCTTGCTGACGATTGGAAGCGTTGCTAATATCAACTTGCACCTGCATAGAACTATTATGCAAAGCAGCTTGTTGTAAGTTATTCAGATTGATGTTTGCCATCTCAGCATAACGAGCAGCATTAACTACAGCAGCTTGTTGTTGGTTAGACAAATTCTGTCCCTGCAACGCAGCCCTAATCTGTGTATTAGCAAGCATTGTTTGTTGCATGTTAGACAGATTCTGGCTTTGAAGAGAAAACGAATTGGTAGCGTTAGTCAAACGAGCTTGTTGTTCGTTAGACAGATTTTGAAGTTGCAAACCCTGTTGAGCAGCAGCATTAGCCAATGACACCTGCTGACGGTTATTCAGATTCTGCATACCCATTTGCTGGAACACTTGAGCGTCCTGTGCAGCAATAGGTAAAGCGCTTTCCATAGCGGCTTGGAAGATGGCAGTAGCAGCCATAGAACTACCACCCAAACCACGAGAGGCCATAGCAGCATTAGCAGCGCGAATAGCACCAGCAGCCCAAGCAGGAGTAGCACCATCGTTGAAGCTCTTCATCAACTCTGTAAGCTGTCCTTGTACAGTGGATTGTGCATCAACATTACCCTGTGCAGCAGCAGCAAGAGTGCCGTCATCAACAGTGAACTTATCAAGACGAGCAGCAACAACTGTAGCATCAGGTGCCAATCCTTCAGCAGTAATGGCTGTAGCCTGTGCCATATCTGCTTCAGCAATCTGTGCAGGTTTGACAAGTTCTTCAGCTTTCACAACACCTTGTGCTGCCTGTACAGCAGTAGGAGCAGCAGCTTGAGCAGCCTGTGCTGTTACAACAGGCATATCTGTTTGAGCAGTGACAAGTTCACCAGCCTCTGTAGTTCTAGTGCCAGCAACTACGGGAGCTACAAATTGACTACCTACTTGTTGTTGAGTAGCTAATGCTCCTTGAGAGACAGTGCCTTGTTGTGCAGTTACCTGTGCTTGTGGTGCAACAGTTCCTGTAGCAGCTTGTTGACCAGCTTGAGCAGCTTGGAGTTCTGCTGTAGTATCTGTAGTTGTTGCGGTTGTTGTCTTGACAGGTGTGGGTGCAGCTACTTGGGTTGTAGTAGCCGCTGGTGCAGCAGCAGCCTGTGTAGCAGCACCAGCAGTTCCGGCTTGTGCAGTCATGCCGGGAGTAATATCGGTAGTGGCGGCTGTTACAACTGGTGCTGATGCGATGGTCGGAGTAACATTGGTTTCTGTTGTACCACCAGCGAGTGCTGCAATTGGTGTAGTAGTAGTAACAACACCACCAGCTTGATAGTTCTTTACAAGCCCACCCTTCGCCATACGTGTAGCGAACTTGTCAGTGATAGCAGCATACTTCATACCCAATGCTGGTGAGCTATTGAGGAAGTCATCGAAGCCCTGCATAGGACCATCATAACCAAGCTTACGGGCTACGATTTCCTTTTGTTTTGCTGTAAAGTTTTCAGCCATGTTGTTTCCTATTAAGCTACTAGACCGGGCAAATACACAGTTTTACCATCTCTCTTAACTGCTGTCATCACTTGCTTCTTAAGATTGGTAGGATCATACGATACATGTACCCAACCACTGTCAGGCACACCGGGTGTATAAAACTCAAGTATCAACTGTGTGAATTGTAACCGTTCTTTAATGTACTCAGCAAGCTCTGCGTTAGCAACACCGGGTATCTCAATGTCAGCAGCTTGTCCTTTGCAATGATCGCTGGTCTTGCTGCCACCAATTGAAGCATTCACTTCCGGGCTTCGATAGCCGCTATTAACTTTGACACCTTTAGCGTAATGGTCACGTATAGGTTGCAACACATTAACAACCAGTAGTTGTAAAGCTGAGATGATTTCTTGAGTAGGTTCATTGTTGAGTCCTCTGCGTAATGCTGTTTCACTCTGTGTCAATTCGTTCAAGCTGAAGTTGGGTGACAGTTTCATTTCTTTGCTTTCATATCCATAATCTTCTCAAGAGTACGACCACCAAAATAGAACGACATAATCAACATACCCCACTGACCCAGTAGTTCAACATAAGCTTGGTTGGTGTTATAGTCGAATGCGCTCATCATTGCAAAGGTTGAATATGCCAGCAAGATGAAAATGAGTGTCATAGGTCTGATGTTCTTGGACAACCAAGAGTCACTACCCATGTCGGCCTTAAGACGATCAGTCAAGTTGTTCTGCTCAGTCTTATACAGATCGGTTTCATTAGCCATTTTAGCCAACTCACCGTCCTGTGCCATCTTCGCTAAGTCAAGCTGAGCCTTTGCTTTAGCTTCAGGGTCGGGAATAAGCTTGTCAATAAGTTTACCACCTACCTCAAGTAATGCTGTTAATGGAAACATATCAGTTACCTCTCTTTGTCAACATAGCGCTGGCAATCTCCAGCATGAATTTTGTTTGTTCAATATTCTGTGGAGGCTCTGCCCAACCTACAGTGATTTGACCTACAAACTTATAGCTATCTGGAGGGACGCTGACTCGACAAGTATAGGTCACACCCTTCTCCAAATACCACAGACCCACTTCAGACTGTGCGTAGCGATAATCACCACAAGGTATTTCATTGGTCATCAACTTAACCACATCAGAGTTGTTAGATGCGTTTTGGCTAAACAGACCAACATCAATATCTTCAATCGTTTTGTCCCTACCTTCTTTGGTGTATGCTCTGTACAGCGTTCTACTATTGAACAATGGATTGACTTTAAAAATTGCTACCACCGTAGCACCTGTCTTATTCAACAACATTGAACTTGCATCATCTACTCTTGAAACATTTATCTCTGGTAGCTTCTTAGATTCTTTGTAGGCATCCCGCATAAACTCTTGGTTCTGCCAAAGAAAGTATCCTACAAACGCCACAATACCCATCACAAGAATTGCAAACAACTTAAAAGGTGAGTCTACATAACCAAGAACTTTGTCCAAGGTTGTATTGGTGTTTGGCTTTTCGTCACTCATCACAAATGCTTCATGTAAAGTACAATGCCACCAACTAGCAGCCCTGCCAAGATAATGACAGCCACACCAATAGCAATGTATTCGGCTATGTCTTCAAGCTGTTGTTTACGCCTTAGTGCTTCACGAGCAGCAGCTTCTTTAGCTTCTCTTCGTTGCCTTGCTGCTTGGGCTTGGAACTTCAACCAGTCATTCCACATACCCGGTCTACCAGCATACACCATGCGCTCACGCAGTTCTTCTTCCTGTTGACGAAGCTGATCCAGCGCCATGAATTCTTCAAGGTCTGAACCTCCACCTTTCTTGGTAGCGTTCTCCTGAAGCTTGGCCTTATTGTCAAAGTAGTCAAAGACCCGAGAGCCAAGCGCAGACAACTCTTTACCATTGGCTAAAGCACCTTTGATTACAGCAAAGGCTGCATTGGCTGCTGCAATTTCGGCAATCATCTATGGTTCCACCAAGTGATGACACCCGCAACAATACCGACAATAAAGATGATTGGTTTAGCAGCCTTGGCAATCCATTCCAAAACAAGGAAGGCACCGGAGGCTGCTTCAAAGGCTTTGACAACACCATCGGTATTCTTGTCAATCCTATCTACTTTGGCTTCGACAGCAATGAGGCGATCATATATCTCTCGATGTGAGACTTCCACAGCGTCAGACATGTGTTACCTTTCAAGCAGCCCAAGGCGTGCCAGTGGCTGTCACAGGGTTCTTCTGCAACTCAATGTTTTGAGCCAGAGCAGCTTCGGTGGCGTCTTTGTCCACACCGCTGTCCCAACACCATTGAAGCACCTCTGCCTCTGTAACGTCTGCGTAGGGCACGGAAGAAGTGCCATCGGCCCACGAGCAGGTCGAATAGGCGGAGGCCGAGTAGTCTCCATCCACGGCGGTGCAAGTCCAGTGCGCTGTGGTGATGAAGCCGTTGGAGACTTCGTAGTCGGTTTGGGTGATTGCCCAGTTGTATGCGATGGTCATGGTGAGTCCTTTTGGGGGTTAAATTGAAGTGATAGTTTCCCATGCCGTTGTGTAAACACAGAGCTTTGCAAGGGTTGTGTCATACACCATCAGGCCAGCAGCAGGAGAGGCAATAGCGTTCTTCTGTGTGGTGGTCATGTTGGGCATCCTCACGCCCTTGGTGGTGCTTTGAGCGTCTAGGATGGCTGATGCGTTTGGCGAATTCGTCCCAATACCTACGTTGCCGGAGGAGTCGATACGCATGCGCTCTGTGCTGGAGGTTGTATTGGAAAAAGTTAATGCGCCACCGTCTTCCGAAGTAATGCGGCCTTTTTCGCCACCAGCATTACCCAAAAAAAGAAACGCAGCATTTGTTCCGCTTCCAACCGCGTAAAAAGAACCATACCCAGCAGACCCTCGGGAGTAGACAATGCAGTTTGTATCAACTACCTCCAGTTTTGAAACCGGGTTACTTACGCCAATACCAACGTTACCGCTGGAGTCGATACGCATACGCTCTGAAGCGCCAACACCAAACGAAGTGAAGTTCGCTGCATTTGTATCGTTGTTGTTGATGGCGAGGCCACTACCAATTAGTTTTGCAAAATCAACAGTCGTTGTGCCTGAGTTGGCTATGTTTCTGACAATTTGCCTAAAAATTGCGCCGCCGCCCGCTGTTGTATTTACAAAATCAACATAGGTAAACGCAGCTTGATTTTGTTCGATTTGGAGTTTTGCAGCGGGCGAACTCGTCCCAATACCCAGACCTGTGCTGGTCAGGCGCATACCTTCAACGCCAGCAACCGTTGCTGCAACATTATCAGCAGCAGGGAAGAAGATACCTGTGTTGGTGTCGCCTGTGGTGGTGATCGCTGGTAATGCCTCTGTGCCAGCCTGAACCGTAGTCACGCCCGAGGCAGACAGCGTAGTGAATGCGCCTGTGTTGGCCGTTGTAGCGCCCACAGTGCCGTTGATGTTGATGGAGGCAGTACCTGTCAGGTTTGTCACTGTTCCACTGGATGGCGTGCCAAGAGCGCCACCATTCACTACAGGCGCACCAGCGGTGCCAATGTTTACCGCAAGAGCCGTTGCTACACCTGTTCCAAGGCCTGATACGCCCGTACTGATGGGTAGCCCTGTGGCGTTGGTCAGGGTTGCACTGGTGGGTGTTCCAAGAATTGGAGTGACCAGCGTGGGAGAGGTAGACAACACCATGCTGCCAGTGCCTGTGACAGCATTGCTCAGAGTCACGCCACCATATGTCAATGCGCCACCAAGCGTAGTTGTCCCTGCAATGTTGGCATTACCAGCCAACCACAGGTCTTTAAACTTCAACGAGCCAGAGCCAATGTCAACAGTATTGGTAGTCTTTGGAGTGACAGCAGTAGCACCAACTACCACGTCCTGTGTCGGACCCAACACAAGAATGGGAGCGCCTTCACCAGTGGTGCCGTCATGGTTGTGACCAGTGGAGCTATTGAATGCTGCTTGAATACCATCGAACTCATTGTCGAGGTCTGCGGCGTTGATGATGTTGCCATCAGCAATGTTATTAGTGGTGTCTGTACGGGTATAGCCTGCCATATGTTTTCCTTAGCTAGTTAGTTATAACGCATTAGCGTCTGTCATGTGTACTATATTCAATCGTTGCAGCATCAAGAGAGAACGGTGGGTTCTGACTGTCAGAAACAAACTGAATTGAAACACTAAAGCCTGAGCCAATTAGTTGTGTCTCAAACTGTTTCGTCAGCTTATTACCATAAACTGTAGTACCATACTTAGCGCCACTGTTGCCATAGAAACCTACAGTGCCTGTCTCGTTTGACAAGTTGATAGTGGCAGGCTGAATAGACCCTGCGTTGTCAAAGTCAAGCTTCAAGTTGACAGAGGTGGTGACGCCCCCTTGCGGGTCTGTATAGAGCACCATCTTGTAGAACGTCTTACGCACACGAGGATCATTGATGTAAACAAAAGGTGTAGCAAACGAAGCGACAATGTTAGAGCCGTCAAAGCTATTACCACTCTCCATCTGATAGACAAAGCCATCACTGTGAGCAAACACCAATGTCTCTGTCTGATTGACATAGTCACCATCACAGACATAGGCTTTGATACCAACTGTCTCAGCCCACGACATAACACCAGTGTCGTTGCCGACTGTCTGTGTACCCATGATGCCTTTGGCGCTTGATGTAGACACGCTGCTGTTATACCCCAACAAACGGTATTGGCTTTTCTGCTTGATGACACAGCTTGCAAAAGACGAGCTAGATGCAATGAGACTTGTCATCTCCTGTTGAATAGGTTTAGACACCACACCCAAGTTGAAGTCGCCAACACGGTCTGTAGCGCTAAGCAGACGCAATCCTTCAGGACCGAGGAAGATGACATCACCACCAATTTCCTCAACAGTGTCAGAAGCAACACAGCCTACGTTGCGTGTAATTGGTTGCAGCACAAAGTCTTGTAAGGTGTTGCCTGTCAACTGACTGATGGTTTTATCGGTGAAGATGATGAGGCTTTCACGAAACACGATGAGTGCAGTGATTGCTCCCCCAACATTGATGACACCAGCACCGTTGGCAGCAGAAAAGTCAGAGTCGGTGTAAGGTGCAGTGAAGGTGATGGTTTCACCTTTAGCGAAGAACATCTGATTTTTGTGATAGACAACAAACTCAGCACCAACTACATCAGACGGAGCAGAAGATAACACTGTGAAGGTTGTACCATTCCATGTGAAAGGGAAACCATAGCCGTCAACACCTATCACCTTTTCTACAGTGGCAATGCGATACTTAGCCACACGCAACTTACCACCATTGGCACGACTGACAGACCTCCATGTAATAGCAGCATTGTCGGCTGGACTAGATGCTAAAGCTGGATAGATCGAAATAGAAGCAGCAGTGGATGTGACAGTCGGTACAGCCAATACGGTATACACCAAAGTAACACCAGCGATACTGAAGGTGTCACCAATCTGTGGAACGCTAGTCAGGCCGTCAACAGCCAATGTTGTTCCTGTCTGACTACCACCATTGACCAACACAGTGCCATATACAGGCTTGTTGATTTTGGTGTAGCCTGAGCCAGTGGTGGAATAGATGTCACCGTTGCGATAGGCCAGCACAGTGCTGTTCCAAGCAACAACACCCTTGATAAGTCCTGTATGACTGGTAAAGGTGATGGCTGCTTTGTCGGCAGGGCTAGACGCTAACGATGTTGTCAGTGTAAGCGTTGCTTGCTTGTATGTGCTGTTGTAGCTAACACCAGCAGTGGCAATTGTGTAGGTGCCTGTAACACCAGCAATGGTGAATGTGTCGCCAACTACAGGGGCAGCAAACAAGTTAGAGACAAGCAATGTTGTCCCTGTTTGGCTACCACCTTGTACCAACGGCTCACCATAAGCTGGAACGAAAGAGCTTGAGTATTTATCAAAACCTTCGATGCGGCGATAACCACCGTCCACTGAAGGCTCAAAGTTTCTTAGCAATCGTGCGCTACCGGGCGCTTGAGTACCGTGCTGTAGAGGTGACAGATTCGACACCAATCCTCCACGAAACTCGAAAGGATATGTCTGCCATTTATCAGCCATTACTTGACCCTTTCACCGAATGCAGAAAACAAGCTTTGGTTAATGGCAGTAGAGCGCATATAGCTGACACGATTGACCAACATAGTACGCATACGTTTAATGCCTTCTTCAAACTTACCCTTAGCTAAGTTGGCAGCTTGTTCATTACTACGAAACATGTAGGCGTGATACATAGCACCATCAATGATGACGTGTCTAAAACGCTCAGGAACAGCAGGAACGTCTGTAGTGTTTATCAAATCAACAGGGACTCGATAATACTCATACACAATTTCATAAGCCTGATCAGGGGCTGGTACAACCAACCACTCCAAACTAGGTGCATGAACAATATGTTTTGGAATAGTTAACTTAGAAGTGTCTGTTGAATATTCTTGATCAACAGCCCTCTCAAGGTAGTCTTCATATTGCATAATAGACAGCTTCACTGTGTCATTACCAAGTGTACTGTCAGCTTTGATACGGAAAGTGTCAAAGTCAATGGTGGATGTGTCAGACGGAAAAGCGTAACGAGTGGTTCCGACTGACAATACATCCTCAGTGATTACATGATTGAAGGGCCAGTCTTGACCAGCATCATAAACATCACGCAATGAAGCGTTAACAGAGTCTTTGATTTGTGAATAGAAACCAGAAGTGTTATTGAAATTAGCAGAGGTAAGTTCGACCTCATTGAGTCGTCGATTTACTTCATTAACCAAATCGATATAATTGTAAGACATATTATTGTTCCTTAATTTTCAAACGTACAACACGCTCGGCTATACTATTCCTATTGTCAGTCATTGTACAGTATATCTTATACTCAGCATTATTAGTACCAAGATTTAAATTGATAGTAGCAACATCACCACTTATAGTCTGCGATACATTCTGAAGACCGTTCACTGTTGTTGCTGGAGAAAACACTGTCTTAACACCACTCTCATTATCTACCGACCATACAACTGAAGTGATTGTATTACCCGCCAGATACCTAGACCAATCAACACTATAGTCCAACAACTCATCTTTATCTTTACTGGGCCATTTGAATGACATATTTATTCCTTAGTTTATTCATCAACACTTGTTGTTCGATCATCCGAAGTTGATCGTCTTGACACGTATACTGCTCTATCTACAACGGACACCAGTCCTGTCCGTTCAGCGGAAACAGACTCTCGTGGAACATACACTGTTCTATTCATGGCAGGTACAACCAATACTCGTTCGCTAAAAATAGAATATCTAGGTACATACACTGTCCTTTTTCTATTGTATAAATCCTTTACCGCTTCGTAATCGAATCGTATAGTTGTAACAGAAATAGGACCAAACGTCACAACACTTTGTTCAATAATGTAGGACGCTGCTGTAAATTTACAGGAGTATACATCTGTCACACCTGCACTCTCCGACACAGAAAGTGTAAGAATGCGAGCAGCTTGACTGGTGTCTGACATTGATGATGAACCAGCAAACGATGAGTTGTACACGCTACCTGCTGGACTGAACGACTCCACAGCCTGTGCAGTTTCTGCTGAAGCCGCACTGAATGTACTAGCCACGACTTGGGTTACGTCTGTGCCTTGAGCAAGTTCAGCTATTGTTGGGTTGGCCGTGTAAACATTGGTCTGGACCTCAAAGGCTGTGGCGGACTCCGCAATGTTCGGGCGTGTTGTGTTCGCGTTGACCACAGAGTCTAGTGCCGTCAGAGCTTCGTTAATTGCGCCCCCTACTGTTATGAGTGCGTTAGCCACATCAGCACCTGACACTTGCTCAGGGACAACTGCGTTAAACGCGGCAACGGCTGCAAGGACTTCAGAAGCGGTAGTGGCCTCGGACACCGACAGGTTCAAGATCAGCACCGCAGTAGCAATCTCCTGCGCTGTCGTGGCCTCCGAGATGTTGGATAAGAACAACAACCCGCCAGCGGCACTGTCCGCTATGGCTGCAAGTTCAGACACCTGCGAACTCAATACTGCTTGAGCCGCAAGCTGCTCAGAGCCTGTGGTCAATTCCGCAATGGTGGCAGATAACGTCAGTGCTGCGCTGACAAGTTCAGAAGACGTTGCCGACTCCGCCACCGAAGCGATGAATGCGCGGAAGGCTTCTACGGCATCTGCAACCGTGGCTGATTCACTAAGAGCGCCAAGGCAGATGAACCCTGCTGCTTGCGCGTCTGCGGCTGTGATGGACTCCGACACACCAATATTTAGCGTGGCAAGGCTGCTCTGTGCGTCTGCGGATGTAGCTGACTCAATAATGAACACCGAGATGAAGGGAGCCACCACCGTGCCGTTGATGTAACTGACGGACAGATATTCCATCGTCCCGTCATTGGACAAGAAGTTTAGCCCCGTGTTGTTGCCCGCGTCCGTGGACAATAAGCCCATGTTCCACGCTGTAGGCTTTTGCAAGATGGCCTGAGTCGTGTTGGTAGAGCCAAGCTGCAACAGGTTACCCAAAGCACCACTGATTGTGAAGCTCGTGAACTCGTTGGTTGTGCCTCCAGTAAACTGGATACGGCCAATGGCTGTGTTGGTCAGACCTGCGAACTTGTTGGAGCCTGTGACAGTCAGCGTACCTGTACCGCCTTGATTCAGTGTCGGGTAGGTTTGAATGCCACCGCCTGCAAACGTCTTGGAAGATGCGCTGGTCAGGCTGATCGTGCCTGTGCCTGTGACTGTGAGGTTTGTTGATGTTGCCGCAGACCAAGGCGAAGTTCCTGCAATTGTCCAAGTGCCAGAGCCAATTGCAACAGTTCTTGTGGTTGTCGCGCTAGTCGCAACTGAGGCTCCTGAGGAATTTAAAGTTACATTGAACCCGTTTGCGTCAAAGGTTCCTTGTGAGACTGCAAATACGGATGATGAACATAAAAACGCATCTTGAATTGTTACTGATCCAGAAGGTGTGTTTGTTCTAATGCCTTGAGTAAACGTCTTGCCAGAACTTGTAATCGTCTGGCTTCCACGCCCAGCAAAAGTCAAATCCCCTGTACCCGTCAGCGTAGTGCCAGTACCGTTGATCCAGTTGCCGTAGATCGCAGGTGTCTGCGAAACCGTTGCCAACGTCATCGTGTTGCTGGTACGGGCAGACATATCAATCGTGCCAATGTTGTAGGAGACGCTGAAACTGGTGGTATTCCCGCTAGATGGATATGGCGTTGGACTAGAAGGGAACACAGCAATATCTTGTGCCAATGGAAACGCAGTGTTATCTGCCGCGCCTCCATTAGTGAAAGACCAAGCGGCGTTCCAGTTTGACGATGTGGCATTCCTATAAAACACCGTCTTAGCCGCATCAAACGTAATCCCGCTGTTACCCTTGCAGTCACCCAAGCGAGTACCACTAACAGGAGCCGCTGCACCAGCAATGGTGATGTCACGGAAATCAATGTCGGTCAGCGATGCAACAGCAGCGCAGGTCAGTGTGCGTGTTGTTCCGATGGTGTCTGACCGCACGAACGTCCGCATGGTTGCGTTGGTTCCCGCAGAGAGCGTCAGAGTGCCGTTGATGGTTTGGTTTGAATCAACAATAAATGGCTTAATGCCTGCACTGGTACGACCTGTTACGCTCAAATTACGAAATGTGTTTTCGCCAGAAACTTGCTGCTGTGTGGCGTTTGCTCCCGTAAAACTTACGTCATAGAACGTAAGCCCTGTTGCCGCTACGTTTAAGTTGGGGCTTGTTGCAGATGACAAAACGATGGTTGATGTTCCGGCATTAAACGTCATCCCTGTAGTAGTACCGAACTGCACCACAGAACCAGTACCACTCAGCGTCACCGTACTGCTACCCAGATTGATCGTGCGGGTGTTGCTGTTGCTGGACGACAGGGCTGTTGCAGTGACGTTGAAGTTGTTGGTGGTGAAAGTCCCGCCAGAAATTGTTATAGAGCCTGATGATGCAAAAGCATCTTGAAGCTCGACTGTTGGCGAGCCTGTTGAAGATATTTGAATTGGGCCAACAGTTTTGCCGTTGCTTGTTATTTGCAAAGTCCCGGGGCCAACAAAAACCACTGTTCCTGTGTAGCTCCAAGTCATTCCTGAGCCGCAAACAAGATTTCCGTATGCTTGAACTTGGCTTGATCCAGCAAACGTCCCTGTAAACCCAGTAAAGTTGAGATTTTTACAGGTTGCTGTTGCGGAAACCGTACAAGTCACCACGCCAGACGCACCATCAAAAAACACATCATCAGCAGACGTAGGCACAGTTTCCCCGCCAGCGCCGCCAGACGAAGCTGCCCACTTAGTACCAGCCGTAGCATCCCAGTTGGCAGTACCCCCAACCCAGTAGCGATCTGGCATTTTTACACCTCCTCAGTTGGAGGCACTTCTTCCACAGGAGGAGCAGTCACCACAGCAATCCAGTTGTCCACACGCTGCTGCTTCATGGCTTGGATTTCTTCATCAGTGAACGCATGGTCGTCAGGCAGATGCAAGGCATCACGAAATACGCCGTGTGCTGTGTTGAATTCAAAATCAATTTTCATGTCAATTCTCCAAAAGAAACACCCGCCGTAGCGGGTGCTGCACCAAACTTAGGGTGACACCCAATCAGGCTGCGTCGAGGGAAAATGTATAAACAACATTCAATGTGTCACCACTCACCACCACTCGGTCGCCGGGAGATTGAAAGTCCGAAGCAGAGAACAATGTGCCCGATGTGCCAGTGTCCACACTTGCCAAGAACGCTCCAGCAACAGTGCCACCAGCGCCAGTGATGCCAAACGAGGCAGGAGAAGCTGTGTTGTTGATCACCGATGGATCAGCCGTGGTGGCTGTGCCAAACACAGCAGCTTTGCGGTTGCCAGAGTAGTCAGTGAACTCAGTCCAACCGGAGTGCGAGGCCAGCGTGTCAGCGGCAGCAATCGTGGTGCCAGAACCGGGGCCTGTGATCAGGCCAATGTACCAAGTGGTGATCTGCGTTGCACCATCCAGATAGACCGACACCATGCTTTGCAGGCCTTGGTTAACCACCAAGTTGTGCATCTCCTCTTCCCATTTGACGTGGCCGTCAGCGCCAACGCACTGAACTTTGTATACGCCGCCAGCCTTAGCCTTAGCTTCTGGCTTAGAGCCACACACAAGTCCTGAAGATACTTTATCAGTGGATTGTGCAAGATTATTGAACATAATGGTTCCTTATATTATTTAATAACAAAAGGGAGAGCCTCGCGGAAGACCCTCCCTCTTGGGTCAGCCTAAAAGATTAGGCCAATTGGTCGCGGTCAACTTCGTCGGCAGCAATGCGGCCATCGACGTTCATCAACACAGCCCATACACGAGCAACACCAGAAGTAGGTGCAGTGGTGGCAGTGGCAATCAACAAGTCAATAGTGTCAGCAGTAGCGCCAATCACGACAGGCTGGAAAGCAGCAGCGTTCTGTGCATAAGCACCAGCGGCAGCAGCGTCAGCATCAAAGCCGTCAACGAACACGTCAGCGTCAACACCAGTCACGCCCAAATCGAAAGTGGTGTCGTTCGACTCGCCGCCGAGGACGGTAGTGATTTCGATACCAGCATTCAAGATGACGGTGTTGGCGGGAACAGAGATGCACTCGATCACGTCAGTAGCAGCCAAGGCAGAACCTTTAGCAGTGGCAGCGGCAGCGAAGTCGATAACTTTATCGACAAGGTAAGGCACGGAGCCAGCAGTGCGACCAGCGGTAGCGCCGCCAGCAAGAGTAGTAACAGTAGCCATTTTAAATTTCCTTTATGTGTAAATATATAAACGGGGAAGCCTTGTGAGCCTCCCCTGTTTCATCAGGCAACGTTGTACTTTGCAGTCACGATACCTTCAGGGCGCAGGATTTTGCGACCATACAGGTGCATACCGCGAACGATGTCAGCAAAGCTGTCGGGGTCACGATATGTCTCAGTCTTTGTCAACTGTTGAGCAGTTGCCACAGCAGAGTCATGACCAGCGACGATCACGCCGAAGTTGCTGGACTGAGCAGAAGTACCGGAAGTACCGGGGCCAGTACCGATCTTAGGTGTGTTGTTCGACACATAGATACGGAAGCCGTGCAGGTTGTTCAGGATCAGGCCGTTTTGCAGACCGGAACCACCGAAGTCACCATTCAACAGGCGGCTGTCTTCGTCCTTCAACATCTCAACGAACACGGGGTCAACGACCAACCAACGACCTTGAGTGTCAACAAACTGCTGATCCAACAGACGACCCATACGGGCAATCACGGTCAGAGGCGACACAGTGGTAGTCGAAGCGCCAGTAGCACCGGGGAAACGTGGAGCCAATGGGATGGAGTCACCAGCAGAACCAGCGCTAGTCAGGTTGCTGAAGTTGGGACGGCTCAGCTTCATGCTCGACAACAGTTCGTCAGAACCAGCAGAGGCAACAGCTTTGGTGCCGGGGGCAGTGGTACGGGCGGTGTCGCCATTCACATGCTTGGCAGACTGAGCGTAACCCGACAGATATGCCAACACGTCTTGGTCATAGTTGTCGCGCAAACGATAGGCAGCACGGTCCGAAGCCATCTGCATGAAGTTCACATGCGAGTGAGCAGCTTCAATGTCGTCGATCTTGAAGGCGTAGTAGTTAGCCTGATCAACAACCAGAGTGAAGTCTTCGTCGTCGAGGTCTTGAGCGGTGATCTGAGTACCACGAGCGTAGGCTTGGACGCTAACCTCCGGCTCCTTGATGATTTTTACACTATCCCCCATGTTAGCGATTTCACCGAAGTAATCGCTATTGGTGATGTCTTCAACGGTAGAAGCTTTACGGAATGCAAGTTGTACTTGCTTGGAATAGATAACTGGACTGAACGAGCCATTGGGCAAATTGCCGTGGCCGACTGCGGATGGAAAAGCCATTTTTAAATCTCCTATAGATATATTGGCATATAGTTAAATACGCTAACACTACTACAGAGGCTGACTTCGCTAGGTGCGTTACTTTTCCGAAGTGCCCAACGGAAAGTACCGGGCTAACAAAACTTCAGGTGTTTCTGACAGTTTGTTGTTTTGCGTTACAAGATGACTCAGTAGTAGGAACAGTTCTTCTGTATACTCCTGCTTCATTTTATTGATAGCTGCACAGACAAGTTGTACGTTACCGACAACATAACCCTTGCTGCTATCTACCCTGTCAAGACTTACGGTATTAAACTGGTTGGCTGTTGCAAGCAGCGGCAGTTTTGTGTAAGCACATTGACCATTCTGTTTTTCCCACAGATCAAGAACATCCTGATCTACGAGATTAAATTCTTTAGTTCGACCCCTTGCCTTTGTACAAAGATTCTTAAGGCGAGAGTCGATCTCTCTGTTATATCTTGGAACATACGATTCACTGTAGCAAGTTACCCTACGCTTGATATGTTCACTATTTTTATAGTAATAGTCTTTACTTATACTTTTAGCACATACCTTACAAGCGCTAGTTACTCCAAACTTTTTAGTCTTATCCTTATGGAATTCACTAATCGACTTGGAAGCACCACACTGACCACATGTCTTAACAACATCATTCATAACGACCCCTGACTAGGTTTAATAAAGGACTAGGCAGTGAGTCAGCACTGTCAGGGGAGCTACCCTTTTCGTCCTATGTAAAGTTATATCAGACTTTTTCAGCCCGTGTCAACTATTATCGCGCATTGCCACTCAAGTCGTACACAAACTTACCAGTCTGCATAGCCTTCTGAATGGCTTCAACGTTCTTCTCATACTGCAAAGAACTCATCTTAGCCACTTGCGATTCGTAGATGACACCTTCAGTGTCTACACTGGATGGGGCAGACCTGCTACCACGGGTGTTGATGCTTTCTGCTGCACCAGAAGTCTTTTTCTCCGACTTCGATTTACCAATGTTACGATCAACCTTATAAAGATCAATGGCGCGAGCAGCAGAACGAGCATCTGTATCGTTCTCATACAAAGCTTGTTGTACCCAAGCTGGTTGTTCTTCTGCCCAATTGTGGAAGTCATCGGTGTCTCGGATAGTGTCGAAGTCTGGATGCAGCTTCAACAATTCAAGTTCAGCCTTCTCTCGTGCTGTCAGTTTATCTCGCTCGTCCAAGGCTTTGAAGCGTTCATCAAGTGCTGCTGTTTGTTCTTTGGCTTTCTTGATGGCAATGGTTTCAACAATTTTCGCCACGTCTGGATAGGTCTTTGCCCATGTTGCCAGTTCTTCTTCGCTGGTCGGCAGCTTGATTTGTTGCTCGGTAGATTTTGTAAGCTGTTCTTTCAGTTCGTCAATTTGCTTCTGCAAAGCCAAAGCTTGTTGTTGTGAGTGACGACGAAGATCACCGTATCGTTTCTTGAAGCTCTTCTCTTCAGCGCTCAAGTTGCTGTCGTCTTCGACAATCTCTTCGGCTTCTGGTTTCTTCTCTTCACTGAGTTGTTTAAGCTCAGCTTCTTCTCGTTCGATTCGCTCACGATTGGCGTTGCGTTTACCAAAAGGGGCAACTACAGTTTTCTGTTCCATTACCGTTTCAGACATAAATACCTTTTAAGTTGGGGCTGCACTGTAGGAGACAATGTTGTCTCGGAGTCAGGTAGCCAATGATGGTGGGTGTTATTAAGTACCAGTCTGCCCACCACAGACTTTGGTATTCTGATTGTAGCTTATTTACGACGAGTTGCTAAGCCACCTTTAGCAAGCTGTGCTTTCTCACCAATAAACGGTGTGTACTTACCATCCGTGCCTTTACGCATAGCGAAGCCTTTGATGGGGGCATCTCTATAGATGTCACCATATTCAAAATTAACAGGACGCCTTGAAGTACCAGAGGTAATTTCGTTTACAACAGCACCAGCACCAGCAAGACCAATCAATCTTCTTGCAAATTTCAAAGAATCTTTAGGATCAATAGGAGCTTCATCAGGTACGTCTGAAGCAGGCTTGTTAATGAACGAATCAGGATCACCCAAGTCAGGAGCCGTTCCTGTTTTTGTAACACCAGATTCAGACAACTCGCCTTCAGGTGTTTTCACTGTAATACCTTGACCACCACCCATATCAGTAATGTTGGGTGATGTTGGCATTTTTAAACCAAGACCATCGGTAACATTAAGACTGTAATCAACAGGGGATGTTCCGACTGTTGAACCAGCACCCGTAACAGGGTCAACTTTCAAACCATCAGTGGTCGGTAAAGTGACACCGCTTGTCAAAGAATAGTCAGGTTTAACATCAGCGCCTGCGCCAATTTTTGAAATGTCAAAAACATCGTCAGAAATTGCAGCACCACTACCCTGTGGTATTGCTTCATCAACAACCCTGTTCGTTATGCCACCGGGGTTTTTCTTATAGTCATCGATTGCTTTAGTAGCGTAGCTGATTGCATCGTTAATGATTGATGTAGTGACAGCAGAACCTACGTCACCTTTACTAATCTGTGCAACCACTGCGGTATTCACTGCATTCTTTGCAACGTCTGGTAATTCGTTGAAGCCGGGAATGTCCTGAGTAATCAAAGAAACACCAGCACTAGCGCCTCCCAAAACAAAAGCAGCAAGTGGGTCTTTACCTAACAAAGCTGCTGTAGTTCCTTGAGTAACTGCTTTAGTCACAACAGTATTCAGTGTTCCTGTAATATTGCTGTTAGTCAATGTCTGACCAATTGCTTCAGCACCAACATTACCCACAAGAGGCAGGGCCGCACCAATTACAGCAGACTTAACATCACCACCATTCAGTGTAGTGTTAATTAGTGTTTGACCAACCACCTGTGCCGCTACACCAGTTAGTCCAAGTTGAGCACCTAACGCAGCGCCAGCACCGGGAAAAGTTACAGCAAGAGCAACAGCGGCAAGCTTTTTAGGGTCTTCGACAATTGCTTCAACAGTGTTCTTTACAGGTTGAAAAATTTCGTCGTCAATTTTACGACCAGCACTTTCTATAACTCTGACAGGATTGAGTTCAACACCTAAGTTTTTTCTTGCCCACCCCATTACAACCTCACTTCGGCTGTAAAAAAACCACCGTCTTCTGTAATGGAAATATCAAACTCCAGCTTTGCAATCTCAAGTAGTTCGTTTATTTTAGGATTTTGATAAGTTGTTCGCGCCTTAGATGCTCCAGCTTTTTGCATCATTTTCCAAAAAGCAATATTAGCGTTCAACAAGTTCTTTGCTGTATCGGCATTAAAACTATGATGTTCAACAACACCGTCACCAACACCACGATAAAGAATCAATGTATTACCTTGCTGAATGATGTCACCACCAGCACGTATCTCATCATTGATGCCCGTAAGAAGACTACCAACAGTCGTACCCGGTGGATGATTGCGTTGAGCATCAATCTCCAAAATCTCTTTAGGTGTCATATTAGTCTTCCTCATTCATGATGGAGTCAATCTCATTTGAGAAAGCTTCATCATCCATTTCGTCTTCTTCACCGCCATGCATAGCGTCAGCGTCTTCCACTTCGTCAGCATTACCCATCTGACCAATCTCTTCCATGCGCTTCAAACCAGCTTTAGCTTTGTCACGCAGCTTCATCAACGTAGCCAAACCAATGTAACGAACCACATCAGCAGGGAAGACAAACTCGCCCTCGCTCAGCTTAGCGTCAATGTCGTCCCTCACTTCTTCTTGCAAAGAACCGGGAGGCACTTCATTGCCAGAAACTGGATCGACTGTGCCACCTTCTTGCATGACACCGCCTTCAGCAAACATAGTATTCATTTGATCAGCCAGCATTGATTTCATCCTTTAAATATTTGAGATGACGCAGTGCAGCAATAGCCCCTTGCGCCTTAAACACTTCTTGCAGGTCTGTCGCCTGTTCAAGTTTACGTTGTTGTTGTTCGATGTCGTAGTCAAGCTTATTAACAAAGGCATCCCATACATGAGGACTGTTCAGCATACCTTTGAGTTTTGGAAGGAACGACTTATCCATTACTGAATACCTGCTGGAGCTTGCGGAGGTGCAGCGCTAAAACCTTGCTCACCGGGTTGTGCAGCAGCACCAATACCGATGTTGCCACCGCCACCGCCCGTCATATCTGCAACGCCGGGAGGACCGCCAGCACCCGGCACAGGTGGAGCACCCGGCTCTGTCGGTGCAGCAGGAGTAGCAGGCTGCATCAACGCAGCTTGACGTGCAGCTTCTTCCATGTTGTTAGACACCTTATCAGGATCAAGGTCCATCGACTTAGCAATCTCACGGATAATGTAAGGCATCTTAGCAAAAGGCATCAACTGAGGATTGGAAACAATCTGCATGAATTGCATCAGACGCTGACTTCTCACTTCGTTAGCCATCAACGATTCTGTACCACGAGCATTAACTTCCAAGTCGCCTTTGATTTCAGGATCGAAGTCAAATTGCATGTTGAAGTTGAAGAATGCTTTACCCAATGGAGCAAGCAGATAATCGTCAACGTTCTTAATCACAGTCTTAATAGAGCCGCTGGCAGCATTCATCAGCATCGAAATACCAGACGCTGTACGACCAACACCACTCACACCAGTTTGACCGTGAGCAAACGATGGCATACCTGTCGATTCATCGGCAAGCTGACGAGCCTTGTCAAACATCTGGAGGTTTTCTTGTGACACGTTAGGAAACTTCGTACCAAACAAAGCTTGACCGGGAGCACCGCCTTGACGACGAAACACCTTACCGGGATAGACGCTCATGTCTTGACCGGGGACAAGGTTGGTTTCATCAATCTCGAAAACGAGGTTGCCTGACAAGACTCCGTTGTCCACTGCCATACGCATAAAACCATTCATTAAGGTTTGAGTGTCGTCCATGTTTTCAGCGACACCAACACCTGCCAGAGAGTAGGGGTTTAGTTCGTATGGAACAGCGTAGTACGGAATCTTTGCTGGCTTAAAAGGATTCAACACAAGACGAATAATCTTACCGTTGCAATACCAAATGTTAGCTTGTAGTTCACCATCAAACTCTTCAGGCACTTCAATATCATTCTCTTCAAGCAACTTAACATCAACGTTGCCCCAGTATTCCAACACTTCAAAGCGATCAACACCATAGTTGAGAGCGTAGTCTTTGAGAGTGTCTTCCCAATACTTCTTTGTATAGCCTTCACCGCCTGCAACGATTTCATCAATCACATTGCCACGGAAGTGAGGACGCTTCTTCAAAGCACGAAGCTGTGTGCGTGACATCTTGTGACGCTCAATGACGTATTGGCATTCGTCTGTATTGTTTGCGTCTGGGTCCCAATAGAAGTTCCACAACGAAACGTGTGACGCTTCTGGTACGGTCTTGATGGTTGGTTTGTATTCACCGTCCTCAGCCCAATTAGGATATTCTTTGTTGACAGCGAACGGACCCTTCATCACACCTGTACCAAACAACGCCATTTCAAAACCTGACAAGCGCAAATGCTTACTGGCACCACTCTCATCAAGCTGATCGTGAATCTTTTTCTCCATTTTCTTAGCTGCCACCATAGCAGGATGGAAAGTGATGGAAGTTGGTGTGACACCCGGTCCCTTTTTCAGACCCGGCAAGTCTTTCAAGTCATCCTTCATCGCACCCAACATCTCTTCCAGCTTGTCGAGGTCAAAGTCGTTGCCAATGCTGGCAGCGCCTTCTTCACCGAACGGAATAGCTGGTGCAGCAGGTGCAGCTTTGGGGTCGAAGTGAACAGAATCAACAACACCTTCAGGTAATACTGACGGGTCAATGCTCAGCGGAAACTTGTTGTTAGAAAACAACACATCGATGATCTGACCATAAGCCGCCAACACCTTAGTCTTTGTCACCTTCACAAATACACGAGACTTCTCTGTTGATGTGAATTGCATATCAGGACCATACAGGCCGCGATAGTTGCGGTAGGCACGTAGCCAACGTGTCTCGTCAGAGCGACGACTTTCTTCAGCACGGCTGTAGCGCTCGTTGACGAACGCAATCAGGCCACCAGCTTTGAAGGTGTCTTCGGTTTTGGTAGAGTCGTCCAAGACAATGTTCTTGTCGCTTTGTGGTTTGTCAATAAGTGCCATAGTTTTCCGTAAAGATGTTGCAGAGGTATAACATTGAACCTCTTAGTAGTAAATGTTTCAATATCCAAACACAGGGTCTGCTACAGTCATACCAGATTTCTGAGAAGCAGGATCGAAATCAAACAATCCACTACGTGGACGGCTCATAACACCGTAGCGCAAAGCATCATAGGTGTGATCGTTGCTAACTTTGGTGTTAATGTCTTCGTTGTTTGTTTTATCAATTGGTAAAGTTGGTAAATCAGCGATGATTTGTGTGCAGGTGTTAAAGAACACCATACGAGGCGCTTCAGTGTATTGATCAACCTGCAATCTGCGGTGTATTTCGTTCTTACCTGCCACCCTACTACCAGCAGAACGGTCAGCAGGTCGCCATCTGCACCCCTTCATAATCATTCGTTCAGCAATAGAGGGTCCAGTGTCACCACGTTTGTGCCAACATGAGCTATCCAGTACACCATAACGAATCTTTTCCTCAGATTCAGCGTTCAATATCATCACAGCCAAGTCTTCTGCCAACACTTTGCTGACATAAAGCTCTCTGTAGACAACCAAACTGTCGTCAGGTGCTACAGCAAACCACAACACAGCGCTATGGCTACCATATCCGTAGTCACAAGACCTGAATCTGGGCCAATTTGACGGGATGGTGAAGGGTTCTACCACATGAATGGCTCTATTGAACTCCGAGAACGCTGCACCTTCAGCAATATCCCAGTTTCCTTCAAGCAATTGCTTACGTTGATGCTCCGGTAGAGACAACAACATGGTTTCGTAGTCACCAGACTCAGCCAAATAAGGGTTGTCTGCTAGTTTTGCAGAGATGAACTTGCGCTTAAACAGAGGCAAGCCCTCTTTGCTGTGCCCTTTTGGGTACACCAGCATCTGTCCTGTATCAATATCGGTAGCATAAAAGCTTTTACCGGGCGGTGCAGGGACAATGAACATCTTCCTGACCCATTGATGACCGGGTCCACCGGGGTTGGTGGTAGCTCTCATGAATACTGGCAGGTCTGGAGCAGCAGTACGCAGACGAGAACGCATGTAGTTGTAGGCAAACGGTGTAGGCCACTGCGTCAATTCGTCCCAAGCGATGTAGGAGAACGACAAACCCTGATAACGCATAACGTCTTCATCACGGTCAAGGTAGGACATCCACAGTTTGCCACCACTTGGATGCTGCCATTGCATCTTTCTCTCACTCCATTTGATGCCGGGATATATCTTCGGATACATCTCTTGCGATTTCCAAATGAGTTCACGCAATTCTTCGGTGGTGTGACGAAGAATGAGTCCAGAGAATTGGGGATGGGCTATGTAGCGAAGAGGATCGGCAAGAATGGCATAGCTTTTTCCACCACCTGCTGCACCACCGTACAACACTTCACGTTCAGGAGCAGCTAGGAAAGCTGTCTGAGGACCGGGATTGGGTTTGAATATGACGTTCTCATACTCAACAGGCTCAACTATCGGTGCTGTTGTCGGAGAAGGTGGCGCTAAGTTGGACGAATCGATCACTACTGAAGAAGCTGTCTTGTCCGGTGCCTGTTCTTTTTTCGTACTCTTGCGCTTTCTTAAGGGCTTTTTCGTACCTGTCGGCAAGCTCTCGATAAGTAGAGGACTTACGTCTTTGGGACTGTTCACTCTTAATCCTCTTCATCAAACCAACATGACTTATTTCTCTACCAGTCACAGTAGTGAGCCAAGCAGCAACCTGTCTCAAACTATATTGCTTCAGATGTTTCTTAGCTTTCTCCAGCGCCTCTAGTTCTAAAGGTACAGGAACAAGCCATCCATCATCAGCTTCATCAACTACATAACCAAATGGGATAGTCCTTCCCAGTCGTGGTATCTTAACATACTCTTTTGCATCTTTTGGTTGTGGGAGTATAAAGACACCGAGGCCGAAGTCGTAAGCTGTTGTAGCCTCTGTCATTCTTCTTCACGTTCCTTAGCAGGCAATATCATGACACCACCTGTGTTGCTCTCTACCTGCACCTTCTCAGTCTTCACCAAACCTGCACGGTCAAGCAAGTCTTTAGCGGCTGACATCTTCTCTTTGAGGCCAAGCTCTGTAGGATCGTCAATGGCAGCAATCATAGCCACCGCAGCCTTTGGAGCCGCCATAGCAATGTAAAGCTGTGTAGCTTCAATGATCTCTTCCTTCAACGCATTGGTGAGTTGTCTGCGGCTATAGCCTTCAGAGAACCCCGCCATCTTCATAGCGTGGTTGATGTTGCCATTGGCTTCAGCAAACAACACCTCAAGGAATCGTTTCTGTTGTTCTGTAAGTTCTTTTTTAGCCATTGTTTAAAGGGTCGTAATATTCTTCAACACTCACTGTTGCGTCCATTGTGGAGCCAGCTTCAGGTGTTACAACAATGTAGTCACCAGCACTCAATGCCAGATAGCTACCGTCAATTTTCAGATAGTTGTAAGCAGAAACAGTGTAGCCACCAACAATGTAATATTGTTTGTTCAAGCTTTCATCATGCCATTGAATCGACACTGTCTTATTACCAGAAGTGGTGTTGGTTACAAAGAGCAACTCAACCCTAGAAGCATGATTGGGAGGACAAGTATAGATGGTGTTGGCAGCACCAGCTACCAAGTTGGCACCAACACTACGAGTCTTTACAGCCTTACCGTTTCCGTTAGCCATCACTTCTTAGCTTTCACTTTAGCTTCAGACAACGCAATTGCTATAGCCTGCTTAGGACTCTTCACAACTTTGCCGCCTTTGCCGCTGTGTAGAGTGCCTTCTTTGAACTCACCCATCACTTTGGCAACTTTAGCGGTTTGCTTCTTTGTCTGCTTCATTTCTTTTTAGCCTTCATAGGTTTGCCAACACCCACCATAATGGCGATGACAGGCTTACCACCCTTGCCTTCTTTGGCAAGACACTTACCAGCAGCCTTGCACTTGGCAGGAGAGGGGCAGCCTTCGCAGGGCTTGAATGTTTTCTTTGTAGCCATGTTATTTCTTCGCTTTCTTAACAGCACCACCCTTAGCCATCATTGGCTTCTTCTCAGCCATGCCACCATACATCATTTTCTTCGGAGCCTTCACAGCACCACCCTTAGCCAGCTTCACACCAGCCTTACCAGCAGCCTTCTCTTCCAGCTTCACAGCCTCATCGAGATATTGATTGCGTACATCTTGAGGCAATGTTTTGTCCTTTGCCATCTCACGCAATTTAGCAACCTTAGCTGCTGTGTTCATCTGAGCCATAGCCATGATATGTTTCCTTAAATAAAAATAGAGGCCATGCCTCAACATTATAGTTATAGCATGTTAACGGTATTTAGCCGTCTTCTTTGCCACACTCTTAGGCTGAGCAACAAACTGCTTACCCTTCGCCTTACCTTCACGCTTAGCCTTTGTCGTTGCTGCATACTCAGCAGAGCTTAGAGCCTTTATAGCCTTCTCAGGCAAATAACGCTCCCCCGTTTCCGACGAAGGTTTACCAGACTTTGTTGTCCATTTCTGGTCTGTCCATTCCTTTAGAGACTTCTGTGGCGCTTTCATTTGTAGCCTCCACCAGCAGCCTTGTATTCCTTAGCCAATAGCTGTGCCTTACGAGCGCTCCATTCGCCTGCATCACCACCTTTAGTGCCAGCTTTGATCTTCTCAAACAACGCCTTACGCATTGTTGGCTTGGTGTAGTTGCCAGCCTCATTCACTTTAGATTTAGCCATTACCATTTCACCTTATGTGACCAATACCTAGCCGACATCTTGTCCGGTGTAGGGTCTTGAGCGTTATGCCGTGCGTAGTAGGACTTTTTACGAGCCTTGTCCTTTTCACTGGTTGGATTGTCACCAGCGCCTTTAACACCCTGCTGACCAAAGCGAATGAGCTTCACCTTGTCACCATCCTTTGCCAACACAGCATGACTCTTTGTCGGATGATCGGGTGTTGCTTTCGGCTTGTTGTAGCCACTAAACTCTTCACTGCCTCGTTTGATTGCCATATCAATATCGTCCTTTACCTTTGCGGTCACGCCAGCCTTCATCGCGCATAGCCTTCTCTACAACATCTAAAGGGAAGTAGTAGCCTGTATGCTTTTCTAAAGCGGCTCTAACATAATAAACATCACTGTGCGGTATGTGTGTATTGTCTAAGTTGTCGCGATGTAACGCTTTAAACACTTCCGTTGCAACAGAATAAGGGGGACTGTTCAGCATCCCTTTAGCTTCAACCGCTTCTCTACTCAACAAAATATTCATATGCTTCTATATAGGTCTTCATAGCTGCCTATCTTCAGATGTGTAGGCTAGTGA